AAATAGAAAGTGATGATTTGAATTATATGAATTAATATGAATTACTATACTAGAAAAACTTTATACTATAGAGAAAAATTTTTTTCAATTCTTTCCGCGAGAGGGGGCCTGCGAGGGGGGCAGACCTGCGAACCCCCCAAGAAGTTTTTATGTTAGAAACTTTGTAATTCAAAAAATAACTTGACGAAACTGATTTTTACGGTAAACCCTTTTTCAGCCATGAGCGACAACCAACTACCAGACGACTGCCAACCTTTGATGAACTTCTCCAATTATGTCATGTCTCCTGCGGGAGACGTGTATCGCGTCACCCCTCCTGCCCGTGGGCGGAACGCAAATCAATTTAAGAGGGTTGCCCCAGTGATTCATCCGCGAGGACATGTCTGGTATGTGCAACTTGTTGCTGACTGCGGTAAGCGAGTTCGCATTGCTTTGGTAAAACTGCAAAAAATAACTTGACGCTCCTACTTTAATCCCGTAATACTACACCCGTGATCCGTAATCAAGGTAACGAAGCTAATTCCCAAGGGCTGAAAGAGATCGACCTCCTTCCTCTCGACAAGGAAGCACCAGCCCCACCAAAGGAACGCTTGGCTAATGCGCAAGCCGCGCAAGCCATCTACCTGAATCTTCGCCGAGCCAACGAAACCTCTACGATATCCAACACCCGCATCGATGCGATGTTCGATGGGTTCCCTCCTTACGACAACGCGGTGCTCCGTAGCACGGGGCAGGGAGCCAGAACCAATTTGAACTTTGGTGAAGCGCAGCGTTACCTCGATGTATCGATGTCAGCATTCGTTGACCTCTACTCCTCGCTGGAAAGCCTAGTCAGCGTTAAGCTTGGCGCAGGCGAGCCACAGCTGCGCGGCGAGATGGAAGCGATTGTAGGGGAGGAATTGACGGCATCCTTGCGTGATTGGCCTGAGTTCCACAGCTACTACTTGCGCCTCTGCAGCGACTTCACCAAGCACGGCGTATCCGTTTCGTATTTTGAGTCGGCGCAGGATTGGCGTTTTCGGGTTTGCGGCTTCAATGAATTTTTGATCCCACGGCAAACGCAAGCAACCGAAGAAGCGATCGAAGTATCTTGCGCACGCCGCCAGTATTTGCTTCACGAGCTTTACGCTTTCGTCAAAGACGAAGAGATCGCAACCAAGCTCGGTTGGAACGTAGCGGAGATGCGACGGGTAATCCAGCATAACGCCACCACGAACGGTTCCCGCACCTCGAACTACACCGACTGGGAAGCAACCCAACGGGAACTGAAAAACAACGACCTGCACGTAGGCACGGAAAACACTTCTGTCGCCGTCATCCACATGTGGGTTCGGGAGTTTGATGGTCGCATCAGCCACTACATGTTTGCAGAGGAATCCCCCAAAGAGTTCTTGTTCAAGAAGCCTGCGATGTTTGACCGCTCCGAGCAGGCATTCGTGCTATTCACTTTCGGTGTAGGCAGTAACGGGACTTACCATTCGATTCGTGGTTTGGGCCAACGCATCTTCAATCATGTGCAGACCAGCAACCGCTTGCGTTGCCAAGTGATTGACAGCGCGATGATGGCGGGTTCCGTGATGATCCAACCAGAGTCGGAGCGTGCGCTTAACGAATTGTCTTATACGCTGTATGGGGCTTACTCGATCCTCTCTCCGAATGTTCGCGTCATCGAAAAAGCTTCCCCGAATCTTTCCCAGAACATGATGCCTGCTTTGGCAAGTATCGAGAACCAGATGTCGCTGAATGTCGACCTAACCTCGACATACGGAACCCGCTCTAGCCCTTACCGCAACGAGCTCCAAACCGAGCATGACCTAGCTGTGAGCTCACGCCTCACAGGCTCCACGCTCAATTTGTTCTACAACAGCTGGGGTCGTTTACTTCGTGAGGTTGTCCGCCGATTTGTATCATCCGACACACGCAAAGACCCCACTGTTGTAGATTTCTTTGCGCGGTGTGCTGCGCGAGGAGTGCCTGCTGAAGCTGTGAAAAGCTTGTTGCCGAACAAGACAACCGCGATTCGTGCAATTGGTTCAGGTTCCCATGCAGACCGCTTGCTCGCCCTCCGTGAGCTGAAAGCTGAGTCTGGTGGTTACGACGAAGTGGGCAGACGCAACCTATTGCGAGACATCACGGCAACCCGTATCGGCTACGACCTCGTGGATAGGTATGCCCCATCCAACCCAGCACCACGCTTGACTGTTGACGCGAAAATCTCCGTGCTGGAGAACGAATCACTGCAAGCAGGTAAACCCGTTGCTGTCCTCGACGGTGAGTTCCACGGGATGCACATCAGCGGGCATTCTCCACTACTCCAGCAATACCTATCAGGTGTCGATACTGGTGAAGTTGACCCGATGAAAGCACTGCCGATCATCAAAGCTTTGGCTGAACACATCACAGCCCACTTGAACTTCTTGGTGCAAGACCCGAACGCAAGACCACAGGTTGCTGAAACAAAGCAACTCCTCCAGATTGCTGAGGAGATTATCGCCAACTTCACGAAGAAGCTGATGAAGGAGCAGCGCGATGGCGCACAGTCAGGGCAAGCACCTGAAGGGCAAGCACCTGAAGGGCAACCGCAGCAGCCATCAGCAATGGAGTTGCGCATGCAGGAACACCAGCTCAAGATGGACATTGCTCGCCAGAAAGCTGAGCTGGACATGCGCATCAAGCAGGCAAAGTCTGACCAAGATAGAGCCCTCAGAGATGCTGAACAGGCACTCAGTTTCGGCAAGCGCAAGTAACACTTTATGTTTAGAAATAAAGCAATCATACCAAGAAAGTTGGAACAATGGTTCCTCGACGCCCCTTCTGTTCTCCGCTTACGCGAGGTCTTAGATGACCCAGTGCTGCAGCTGGCAGTTGCCACGCTACACGCCGCAGTGCAACCTACTGCACGCACACTTTCCTCCTCTAGTGAGGAAAACGAGCGCACGCTGTGCGTCCTCGCAGGCTATACCGACTTCATACGCGACCTTGAGAAGCTAGCCAGATTCCCTCGGGAACAAGTAGCTTCTATGGAAGAATGGAGCCACATCATCGCTAACAACAACACACCATGACACCAGCAGACGCAACACCAGCCGCAGCCGACAACCAATCAGCAGCACCACCCGCTTTCGAGGGCAGCTTCATCGACTCAATCGATGCGCACTTCGCTGGCCTCGATTCCTCAGCGCAGACACCCATCCCTGCGGAACCAGTTACTCCCGTAGGAGAACCTGCTGGAGAACCTGATGGAGAACCTGATGGAGCCGACCTCTCAAAACACGAAACTGTTTCTTGGTCGCCTGAAGCAGCCAGACGCTTCCAGTCCCTGAAATCAGAACTGAAGGAATACCGCACTCGCTACGAAGAGATGGAGGGAACTTTGTCTCAGCGGGAGGCCCGACTCCAAGAACTCGAAGCGATCGCCAACAATCCCGAGTTCGATGATTTGCGAAACAAAGTCGTAGATTACGAGAGCCGCGCTATGGTGAGCGACCTAGAGTCGTCCGTCGCCTACCGAGAACTGATTACTGCACCCCTCAATGACGTATTGACTACCGCAGGAAGCTTGGCTGAGAAGTATTCGCTTGAAGAGAGCAGCGTCATTGATGCGCTTGCGTTGACCGACGAAGCAGCGCAGGACGAGGCATTGAGCGAGCTCTTCGCCAACGCTAGCGACCGCGACAAGTATCGCGTCTACCAGCTTGTCAACGACCTGAAGCCAATCATGGCCCAGCGTGCGGCTCTACACGAGAATGTCGAGGCAGCTTTGCTTGAAGCGCGCTCCTTGGAAGAACAAACTTTGCAACAGGCGGCGTATGAGCGCAGTGCCCATCGCCAGCAAGCTGCTGAGCTGGTAAGTGAGAAGCTCCTTTCCCGCTTGCCCTTCCTTACTGGTTTGCCAGATGTGGATTTTGCTGCACTCACCAAAGAGGCAGCAGCAAGCGACCACACAGTGCTTGATGACATCTCTGGTTCCTACCAGCAGATCACCAGCAAGCTGTTCCCCTCCCTCGCCAAGAGCAACATGGCGTTGCAGCGGGAGATCGATGCGCTCACCGAGCAGCTCGCGAAGTATGACAAAGCCACGCCCCGTGTAGGTGGCGGTAGCTACTCGCCCCCACAAGGAGGTGTCGATGCTGGTAGGTCATTCCTTGATGCTGTAAACGCAGCATTTGGTTAAATTAAAAAAATATGAAATTTTATTTGACACTTCTGCTCTTTTTAAGTAAGTTTCGCTCGTAACGATCTTCCTCAGCGAATAAGCCTCGGTCTGCTTTGCACCTTTCCCCTTACGGGGATAAAGCAATTCTAGAGACTTAGTAGTTGGTAAAGGTTAGTTTTTTGGATGCCAAGGCCGATGCGCCCGTTGCCCGCTCCAGCAACAATGTTTCATCGTGTATTACTTTGCCTTCGTTTAACTAAATCAACCAACCAACAACTAAACTACTACCACTATGGCTATCGTCGCAGGACAAACCTTTACTCAATCAACAGCGGATGACGCTATCAACACTATTCTGACCCAAGAAGCGAATCGCATCGGGCCAGACATCCATCGTCGCACTCTCCACACCTCTCCGTGGATGGACTTGATCAAGCAAACCAAATTCCCTGAAGGAATGGGTTACCAGCTTGGAACGCTCATCTATGACCGCGCACTCCCATCCACTACCAACTTAAACAATGCTTCTGTCATCGGCATGAACTGGATTGATGTCGGCGGCGGCGAAAGTGCATCCATCTTGACTACCAACACCCCAGACCAGATTCTGACAGGTGCTCGTGACACGATGATCGGTGCAGGCACAAACAACGCCAACGGCAAATCGTTCATTCGCTTCAACCGTCAGTTCAAACAATACGGCATGAAGCGTGCTGTTGTCGAGTCTCCCCGTATCAACGTGGAAGATTTGCGTTTCGCTGCACATCGCCAAGAGCAACTCCGTGCCATCTTGGACTCTCTGACCGACAGCACCAAGTATGCTTGGGAAGAGCGTTATCGGGACGAGTATGACCGCGTTTGCGCAAACTACGTGATCTGCGAAGCTACTTCGTCTGTGTTCGGTACTGTCGACGCTGCTTCCACAGTAAAAGAAGGCACTAATTCCGAGTTCCTCGACTTCGGTGGTGGTACCACTACCCCCTCGGCAAACGTCTCCAACAAAATCATGGACTCGCTTTACTTCAGGCTGGTGCGTGGCGGTGCGGGAACGAATGCCTATGGTCGTGAGAATGCGCGCCCTGTGTTTGCGATTGTTTGCTCGTCTGAAGCATCTTACTTCCTGCAAACGGAAGCTGGCTTCCGCGATGACATTCGTTACAACCAGTCGAAGGTAAGTGAGCTCATCGCTCCGCTCGGTGTTGAGAAATCGTTCCGTGGTTTCTACCACTTGATCGATGACCTCGCCCCGCGTTTCACTGACGATGGTAATGGTGGCCTTGAGCGCGTGCAACCATACTCCATGACGAATGGTGTGGTGAGTCTGAACGCGAGCTACGAAACTGCTACCCATGAGGCACTGTATGTCCTGCACCAAGACGTGATGGAATCGCAGATTCCTGACCCCATCTCGGGCTCCAATGGTCTGACGTTCGACCCCGTCAACTATCGCGGTAAGTTCAACTGGAAGAACATTCCTTCGGTTGACCTCAACCCAGATGGCACGATTGGTTTCTTCCGTGGCGTTCTCGCCAGCGCAAGCAAGCCGATCAAAACTGAGTTCGGCTACGTTGTCCTCTTCAAACGGGATTCCACCACGCCTGCTGCTTAATTGATCTAGCCACCCCTGCCCACAGCGGGGGTGGCTTAACCCTTTCACAAACATACACACCCACAAAAATTATGCCAACTCTTGACGATCTCCCAACTCTTGCCCAACTCACTACCGTAACAGGCGACGACTTGTTCCCCGTCTACGACCCTAATGCCACTGGCTCGTCTAAAGTCCGTAAGATTGCTTTGAACCAGATTAACGGTATTAATTCAGATGATATCACAACCGATACCGATGCTGGTAGTATTACCATCAGCACCCGCGTATTGGTTATCTCTGGAGGTTCTACAAGTACCCTCACCTTGCCCGCCGCTTCTGGTGTGCTTCGTGAACTATTTGTAATCAACGACGGTTCGGGCGCAGCTACCCTACCTACCCTTGCCGCTGGGACCGAAGCGATTTCCGCAGGAGCATCTGCCCGCATTCTCAGCAATGGGACTGGCTGGTATCGCGTATCCTAAGCACCCACTAACACTAACACCCTTACCCTTACCCTTAACCACGATAACTTATGGCACTAAGTCTTTTTGAAAAAGCAGTCATTGAAGATTCTGCCCGTGAAAAAGCTGCCCGTGAAAAAGCAGCCCTTGAAGATGCAAGAAAAACCCCTAAGGGTAAGGGTGGCGGTGCTGCCACTAAAGCCGCTGCGGCTGACTTAAAATCTGGCGCAGGCACCCCGAAAAACGTAACCCCTAATACTGCAATCATTAAGAGCGGCACAGGGGGAGGCGGGGGAATGATCGTAAGACCTGAGTCGGGAATGATCGTAAGACCTGCGTCGGGAATGATCGTAAGACCTGAGTCGGGAATGATCGTAAGACCTGAGTCGGTAATACCGCGACTAGGAGGCGGAGGCGGGGGTATGCGGAATGTAACACCAGTTGCTGCAGCCGTAGCAAGCCAAGTAGCACCAAACCTAGTAGGTAAAGCTTTGCTCGCGCAAGCAGGTTACAATGCGTCCAAACTCTATACCGATGAGGGAAGGGAGGCAGCGATAAACGAAACCGAAAACACGTTTGATAGAGCTCTGCAACGTGACGCAGACATCGAGAGAAACGCACCCCCTGAAGGGCAGCGCAATTTTGGCGACAAAGCAAAAGTCTTTGCCCAAAAAGGAGCGAGTCTTTTTGGGACAGCTGTCGACCTTGGTCTTCGCGCCGTACGCGACCCAGCAGGAGTTGCGAGCACACTCCCTAACGCAATGGGTGGCGATCTGGCGGAAAGAGCTAGCGCAGCGGATGACATGGCTACTGCGCAAATCAAAGGGAAGCAGGAATACTACCAACGAATGAAAGACCTAGGCCAGAGAGCTGCGCCCGTGGGTCGGACGGCGCGGGCAAAGCAGGCAGCTGAAGATCAACGGTATGATAGAGAGAACAGCACTCGCGAAGCAGCCGAAGATGAAAAATTACGTTCTATTACTGAATACTTGTCGCAGACGCAAAAGGCAGCTGACGACCAACGGTATGATAGAGAGAACAGCACTCGCGAAGCAGCCAAGGAAGAAGTTCCTATGCGTGCGATCCCTGTTGATGAGGCCAACGACTTGTTCATGAAGGCTACAGGAACCCCGTTCGATCCGAAATCGGCACTTGACAGGAAGCGTATGGCTTCATTAACTTCTTTCTTGCAATCGCGACCTGACCTTGCTGATGCGTCCGACACCAAGAAGTCGCTTGCTTACTACACCAGCCTCGCTAACAACAAACGAAAATTCTAACACATGAACATGATCAAACCACCCGAAGGATTAAACCTACCCGAAGAGGGTGAAGTCGAGCTTACCTCCACCTTCCTTGTGGAAGGTGGGATGCTCACCCTAGTTGCCATTGAAGGGATGCCTTTGCCACCCTCAGAGGATGAAGGCGAAATGGAAGGCGAAATGGAAGGCGAAATGGAAGGCGAAATGGGAGAAGAAGACTTCCTTGCTGCAGTAGAACGTAAAGCGACACAACGATGATCACACCAATCGACAAACAATCCTTCGGCCAGAGTGGGTGCAAATTCGTAAAAAACGGTTTCACCACTGCGATTACGGGTCAGTTTTGCGCTATGCAAGCCTTGACAGATGTAGTGCTTTCCGCACTCACTATGGGGGAAGCAGCTTTCACTACTTCCGCTACCATTGCAGACTTCACTTTCCCTGCAGGCTCCATCTTTTACGGTGAGATCACTGGGCTCACATTCACATCAGGGTCAGCGATCCTCTACAATGCTGCTTAATTACTCGACATGAAGCTAGGGTTGTCATCAGGTATCCACGCTACTAGATTGATCTCACGGACAACTTTGTATCTTGGTGGGAGCGGATCAACAAACGCTACCCTTGCGGCTAACTGGTATAGCGACGCAGGACTAACTACTCTAGCTGGCAGGGTTCCGACAGCAACGGATATTGTTGAGTTCCGTGGAGCATCACGAACAATCACAGGCGGCTTCACCTGCTACGAGCTGCGGCTAACCCAGTCCTCAAGGACATGGACAGTAAATTGCACTGTCTCCACAGCCAGCCGCATGCTCATCACTGGGAATAATGTTGCTTGGACTCAATATGAGGAATTTGCAGGGAACGTCTATTGCTCTGGAGATTCTTGCAGTATCAATATTGACTTACATAACACTTTCGGTGGAGCGGAGACTTTCGACCAGCTTTACATCATAATAGCTGGTAGTTTTACATCCCTTAGCGGAAACACCTTTGGCTTGCTAACAATATCAGGCACTTCTTCTTCCTTAGAGGGTTATCATGGAGATAACGCAATCTTCAGTGGACAAGAAAGTGTCAACAATGGCGAAGTAGGAGGAGCTAAAGCGACGTTCTCTGGCTACGGTTCAATTAATGGTAACTATTTATACAATGATGGGTATTTCCTCGGGGCTTTTTCAAATAATGTGAGCGGTAGCGTTCAATCGTTTGCTTACGTTGCCCTAGGGGCAGGGTCTACTGGCACAGGCGACATTGGAGGGCTCGTAGGAGGAACAATAATTTACCCATACACACCACCATAATTTATGATACCGCATCCAATTCCAATTACAGTTGCTTCATTGTTTGATAAAACATGGATCACTTCTGCTCGAATCCTGATTGGTTCTGGCGGCATTGTTTCCTATGCCCGTTACAATGGGGAGCAAACACTTAATGAGCCCCCCACCTTCGCGCAAATTGAGACGGAGGAACTCGCGCTCATCGACCCGATAGTCATCGCGGAAGCTAAACGGTTGTTTGGTGTCACCGAGTTGAAACACGTTAGTGTGCAATCACCATCCTCCGCATCACCCATTCGAGTTATCTTTTCAGACCAAGAGAACAAGTCACATCGAATCAATGATGCAGTTGCACTTACTAAAACTGACGAAGTTTTTAGTGTTGCATTTCAATCAGTCATGTCCCATCTTGGGGCTGTAATCAATAAATAACTATGAAAACCACCATACTAGGAATCCTAATTATCGTCTCCACCGTGTCCAATGTAGCTATCCAGTTCCTGAAAGGGGCAAGCCCTGACTTCCACGTCGCAGGTGCTGCTGTGCTGGCTGGCATAGGTCTGATCAAAGCTGCTGACGCTAAATGAACAAAGACCTTTACCACAGCGCAATCGGGACCATCACGCCTATGCTGGGCGTGTTAACATCATTGCAGGAAAATATCGAATACTCGCTACGAATCAGCGGCCTTGTTGTCGGCTTAATCGTCGGCTTGGCAAGTCTTTATCGAATCTTAAAAAAATAAACAACTATGAAAATCAAATACATCGCATTCATTTTACTAGGAGTAATTCTGCCAAGCTGCACAATTCAGCATGACGGCACATCGTTTAGTTTGGACAAGGAAGTGATCCCAATGATTCAAATCATCGCCGACAAGTGATAGCGGCAATCCATTTTGTCGAGGCAGTAATTGGCGCATCACTTTTTGCGCTTGCCATTGCCACGATAATGTGGATATTTTTTCACATTGACGAATAACATGAGCATAATTCCAACAAGCCGACCGCAAGCCAAAAAGCATGAAATCCTTGCGAAGGTGCCAACTTGGGTGATTGAGAAATATCAGGTCATTCTGGTCGGAATCCGTGGCTACTACTGTGATACGATGGGTGAGGTCGGCAAGAACGACCGTGGAATCTATGACGATGCGATTTTCATTATTGCGCCTGATTTTTTCGGGAGCTGGAATGCCAACACCGACCCGAGCTATTCTGACAAACAAAAGCCAGACGTTGCCGTGTTGTCCTCTGGCGTTCACCTTTACCGCAAAGGAAAGCACAAGATCGCGTCCCCGCTCGGTTACGCTGCGTTTCGACCAGCCACACCGAACGAGGAATTGCCAGTCACTCGCAGTGGCAAGCCTAGTTTCGGAGTCGCCATCAACATTCATAAAGGAGGTGTGAACGGAACAAGCTCTTTGGGGTGTCAGACGATACCTCCTGCACAATGGGAATCATTCCGTAGCTCGGCATACATGCTTATGGATCGCTACAATCAAGAAAAGATTCCATACGCATTAGTAGAAAATAAATAAATGAAGCCAATAAAAAGCAAGTCAAAGATAATTGTTCTTCTTTCAGATTTGCACATCGGCTCAGTCGTCGGACTGTGGCCGTCTGACTTCATCTCCAACGAAGGGTTCCCCATAGGTCAGAACGCATTCCAGAAGTGGTTGTGGGCTTGCTGGGACGATTGCCATCAGTGGATTGCCAAGACAGTTGGTGACGAACCGTATGAGTTGGTAATCAATGGCGATTTGGTTGAGGGCATTCACCATCGCACAACGCAAGTGATGAGTGCGGATGTCAGCGACCAATCTACTGCCGTTATTGAAATCCTTCAGCCGATAACAGGCAAGGCTGCTGGTATTCACATCATCAAAGGAACGGAGTGCCACACAAGGAATGATGAGATTCGCATCGGTAAAATTTTAGGCGCATCGAAGAACCCAGAGAACGGTCAGAACGCTTGGGATAACCTAGATATCGAGATGAATGGAACGCTTATTAACTTCGCGCATCACATCTCCGCAACCTCCCGCTCGTATCTGGAAGCAGGGGCGCATAGCATTGCCTTGGGGACAATCACCCACTCCCGCGCAAGGGTGGGCAAACGTATTCCATCTGTAATCTGTCGGGCGCATCGTCACCGTCATGGCATCTGGACAGACGGCAACCAAGCATCGCTTATCACAGGCGCGTGGCAGGGGTTAACCCGTCATGGCTACAAGGTAGTCCCCGATGCCATCACGGAGCCTTCCTGCATCATCCTTGACGCGAGGACAACGGACAAGGGAGACCTCCCACTATTTCACCAACGCAAATACATACCATAATGGCAAAGATCATACCAAAAGTAAGCGGGATGGACTGGATTGTTGACCAATTTAAGGAAGTTAAGCCTGATGATGATGAATTTAGCACAGAAATGGTTGCTGAAAAACTAAACCAAAAACTCAGCGTGGTTCACTGCATGATGCAGAGGAAGCTAGCTAAAGGGGAAATCACCAAGCGCAAGATCCTCGTTAATGGACGACATGTAAATTACTACAGGCGAGCGGTGGAGAATTGACTTAGGATACGCCATGCGAGTGCTGCGCGATGACGGCGATTTCATGCTTCACAGCCACATGATTGTGGCAGGTAACGTGCATTGATGTTGCGCTCCCGATTGGTTTGTTAAATAATTTCTTGCCTCAGGCACAATTAGCTGCTAGTTTTCGCCGTGGAGAAGAAACCAATCACGAAAAACAAGTCCACGGTCAACGCTGCGGGCAACTACACGGAGCCTTCCATGAGGAAGGCACTGTTTAACCGTATCAAAGCAGGGACAAAAGGCGGAGACCCCAACGAATGGAGCGCCAGAAAAGCACAACTACTTGCTAGTGAGTATAAGAAAAAAGGAGGAGGCTACAAATGAAAGACCCACAACAATCACTGAAGGCTTGGGGAGATCAGAAGTGGCGCACCTCTGATGGCAAGCCTAGCAAGGGCACGAAACGCTACTTGCCTGACGCTGCTTGGAAGTCGCTTAGCGCATCTGAGAAGGCAGCAACGAATGCGGCTAAGGCAAAAGGTAACGCGCAAGGCAAACAGTTTGTTAAGCAACCAAAAGCAATCGCTAAGAAAACCTCAACATATCGATAACATGGAAAAAAGATTCACAAAAGTTTTTGTTAACCCTGAGACAGGCAAGAAGAATACCGTAAAGTTTGGGCAAGCAGGTAAAGCTGCGGATGGCGGTGATCGTATTCGACCCAACACAGCCAAAGGCGATTCTTATTGCGCTAGGAGCTACGGCATTAAAAAGGGCTTGCCAGAAGCCAAGCAAAATGACCCCAATACGCCCAACAACTTGAGCCGTAAAAAATGGAACTGTAGCGGGAAAAAATCAGTGAAGTAACCTATGCCACAGTCAGCACTACCACAAGCACCGCATCGGCAGGACCGCAGGACATTTCCAACCCCGCTAATCGGGGATGTCTTGTTCAGTGAAGTTCGTGACTGCAACCGAATCGCTATACCTGCTTACGGCACCGCGCACCCCGATACAACCAAATGGCCGAGCCATAAGCTGGTTTACGTGAAGACAGTTGACATTGACCGCAATGATGTTTACGAGTTCTTTTACGCAGCAGATCGCTCTAGCCAAGACAACTACAACTGGGCGTTTTCCCAAGCCGACATTGGCGGAACTAAGTTCAACGCCGTCGAAAGAACCTACGTCACTCTCAGGTCTGCGTTCTCTTCTGCTGCCCCCCTTGCAGGGGCTGCCATGCCCAACGTCCCAGCCAGTTTGTTTACTGGGTCTTACGTTTTGGCTAAGCGTGCCCAACAGCGGATCGGGGAACAGGTTCTTGATTCGCTGTATGTCGCGGATGTGCACACCTACATCAAAAGATGCAGCATACGCACGATAGGTGTTGACGCTAACAATGGCAAACCCCTTACGGCAACCGATGTGGTATACTACGCCACTGAAGTAGTTACGGGGAGCACCACGGCAGCAGCACTATTTACAGATTCAACCAACGCGTATTGGGGCCTGCAAACTAATGGGGACTTGGTAACAGGTAGCCAGCTATCATGCGACTGGTATGTGATAACCACTGCGCAACAAGTGGCAGGAACCGTTAATGGTAGCGTCGTAACTGTGATGGCCTACACTACGAACATTGAGTATTCGTTACCGCCTGTTCTGGAACAGGTAGACTTCTTGACTTGGGCGCGGAGAGAAGGTGGGGATGATATTCGAGTAGCTATCCGATTCAACCCAGAGGGATACCGAGGGCCATGCTCTGTTGCTGTCGGCGTCACTTGGAGTAAAACAGCGTTCACTTTAGATACACCCATCCAGTTGAAGCCAACAAGGATAAACTACTCAGCTCCCTTTTTCGAGGTCAACATTCCTGAGTCGCTTCACACAGCCTTTGAGTTCCACTGCGATATCGGGACATCTGACCCTGTCTACAAAGCGAACTTTAATTCAGGTCGCCTTTTTCCAGCTACCAACTACACGACATGGCCTGCCACGATGTTGATTGATGATGATCAGCAACCCTACAAAGGTGGGTTCTTGCGCACTACAAGAACACTGACTACTCCAACAGTAACTGCGGCAGGGACATGGACACCCACTATACCTGTAGCACCAATAATGGTATCAGCTACCGCGACTACCAGCACCAATATCAACCTCGTTTGGACTTGCGATGCCACCGACGAAACGAGTTTCGCAGTTGAGCGCAAAACAGGAAGTGGACCATTCGCACTTATCGCTACCCTTGCAGCTAATTCTACGACCTACTCAGACACATCTGTCGTAGCATCAACGACATACATCTACCGAGTAAGAAGCTATAGAGGAACACGGGGTTCTACTTATTCAGCTACTGCAACAGCTTCCACACCCGCACCACCACCCTAATCTATATGGCAATCCCAGATGAGTATACTTTTGGCGCGCGGGTAGGGACGCTGTTACGGGAGAGTAACGGCGACGAGAACCTCAAAACCCTGCAAGGGGTGCCGAGGGAAAAAGACACTGTGCCTCCTTTCTGGCCTACCTTAGTGGGAGATAACGAGTTCGTTATTACTGATGGCTTTGTTGTCGATATGGAAGGGGGCTTCACCAATGCTGATTGCCTTAACAAGTATTACCCGACAGGGATTGGAACTATCGGGGGTGACAGAGCTATCGTGGCGATACAAGAAGGGCACTACATCTACATCAAATGCGTTATCGATTCTAATGGGGTTTGCGAAACTCAGACACTGATAACCGATTCAGCAGACAAGCTGTCCTTCAACCCTAACCCTAAGACTCTCGCAGATGGGGAGTTCTGGTTTAAGATTGCGCAATACGTCCCAGAAGCTGGCGGCGTCCCACCACATCTTGTGATGCACCTTGCTGGGAGCCATATCTATTTGCGCCATCGTGGGGGCAACCTCGACCTCAAAGTCAAGGAGGATACTATATCGGGAGGCACTATATCAAATCCTTACAACAATCACCATTTTCTTGTTTTCCGTCACGGTCTTTACATTGGTAAATTCACGTCTGGTGAGACAAAACCCACCGCTGAAGGTGGTCTGGATACAGACACTGTGACCTTCCTCTCATAGCATGAAAGTAGCACTATTAAATGGTCTTGGCTCGCGGGTATTGATGCTGGCAAAATGTATGTCCACTGATGTGGTCCCAGAAATTGATTGGGCAAATGGGGTAGAGTGCCCATGCTATTTTGAATCAGTATTCCCAAAGGGTATTGAAGGGTTGAAGATGACGAACTCTGACGCGGGTTATCGCTATGGTTTCATAATTGATTTCAAGGTTGATGAAAGCAAGTATCGCGAAAACGTAAGGCGTATATTTGCAGCAATGGAATTGCCTAAGATTGAGAGACAGGAACTCGGAGTCATCTACCGCTCGCATTATGGCGCGTTGATTCCAGATAAGGACTTTTACGAGAAACTCAGCAAAGCTATGCAGGAAACTTCTGGGGGTGTTCCAACATTGTGCGACAGCAATAGGGCGAACGTCCTCTCTTTCATAGGGGAAAGAGCGATCCCACAGACAAGCCGTGAGATGAAGTTTGACCTCGATAGGCAAGAGGACAACGTGCGCCCCTACCTTGAAGAGTGGTGGCGGGTTCTTAATTGTAAGCAAATCGTTACCAATAACCCAGCTTCCACGACGATCTGGCCCCACAAATTCCTACATGAGTAAATAATAGAGCGTTCCTATTGACTTATGGGGGCAAATTGCGTATCTTGACAACACACAATGTCAGCGACTACTGTCACACAATTAACTTCCATACTCGGTTCTTATATTGAGCCGTCAGCTACTCCGTCGGCTAGTTTTCTGGCGAGCCTGAATCAAGTCCTTGCTAGGATGCACAACATGTCTGCTTACCGTGACTTGACTGTGCAATTTTCGTTGCCTGTTGTGGACGGGTGTGTCGCTTTGCCCGACAACGCGGATGCAGTGTTGTTCGTTATGGTCGACGGGAACCCCACTCCTGTGCGCTCTTTGTGGCATGACTTCAAAAACGTCGGCATGAATACTGACGCAGGTTTTGCGTTTGGTCTAATCGATGCAGGATTCTGGCCGACCTATCGCCAAATCACAGATACGATCCACAGCCTATTCATTGTGCCTGCAACTGATAGTGTGGCAGGCACAGTCTTCAACCTCGCTGGTGCGTATAGCGTTTCCGTTCGTGGGAACGACGGCACTACTACCCGCTATGCCACAACAACTGGTGGGTTGCTTTCCTATTGGGTCACATCCCCCTACGGGAGTGCCCCGTTGCTCCAGTTAGCTACCGCAACAGCAGCAGGTATCCTATACACAACTACAGGAAACGGCGACACTCCTACTTCTGCATCACCCGTTCCCTACTTCACTGCGCAACTTGTAGAGGGGCCCGCAGTCACGTATACGTGGAATTTTTACGATTACGACGCTAGCCGAACCCCCACCCAATTCAAATGGACAGGTGTTAATGGTCAGAACGGAGTGATAACTACTGCAGGTCCTTTCACGCCTGTAAGTTTTAACGGTTACATTTCTACCGCGAACCTCACCATCGTTGCTTATCCTGCGCTCATCTTTAAGGACGGCATCACCTCGATTGACTCAATCCAGTATGCTAGTTTGCCTGACAACTTTGAACTCCGCACTGACCCGACCGACCCAGAAACGGCAGTCGCTTCTTTGAGCAAAGGGTCGGGAGTTACTCGGTATCGTCGCTACAGGCTCAACCGATCGGTTGACGGTTCCACGATTGTGCATGTCCTTTGCAAGCGTGCGTTCGTCCCGCTTGTTGACGGCACAGACATCGTCTACGTGAATAACATTGGGGCACTCAAGCATGGGTTGCTTGCTCGGATTGCGGAAGACGGTGCTGACATCGAACGCGCTGAATACCATTGGAACAAGTGCGTCATGCTCCTCGAAGAAGAGGCAGCATCGACACGAGGTGCTGCTATGCCCCGCCTTAACTTTGATCCATACGGGACAGGGGGTAGGTCGCTTATCCCAACTGTTCTATGATCCATATTGAGACCTCTGCCTATACGCGTGCCTTAGCCCGAAAGGAAGCGAAGGAGATGGGTGCCTTGAAGAACTCCCTCACCAAAGGAAGAGGGAACGCTATTGGAATGTTGGGTGAAATTTTAGCATACAGGTTTCTTGGTGGGAAACGGGTCGGCTCTACAAACCGCTTTTATGACATCGTAACCCCCTCAGGGTTGCGGGTTGACGTAAAGACTACGTGCATGGTGCTCACGCCCCGAAAACACCATCTTGCTCGGGCATACTATAAAGAATGTGAACGAGAGTTTCTCGCAACAAAGTGCGATGCGTATTTTTTCGTGCGTGCGTGCCGAACATTGCGTTCAGCTTATCTCGTCGGTTGGCTATCTGCGGAAGATTTTGCGGGGAAGGCTGACTTCACCCCCGAGGGCTCCATCAACCCCCACGATAAACGGGTGGTTCAATCTCCTGAGTTCACAATACCCCTCCGCATGCTTAACGCGCCTGAGGAGTTGGTTAGCTGAACGCATCCCCCTTGTCGATGTCGTAGGTGTTCGACAAGTTGATGTCCCAAATCTTCCCACCTCCGTGCCCCTTACTCCGAATAGGGCGAACGCTCTTATTGTGTAATGAGACTTCTTCCATGACGGTAAATCCTCGTCGGACAAATTCAAGGTTGTTGCTGTTGCCTACGCTCCTACCCCCATTGCACTCATGCAAGGCAACTTGGAACTCAGTAAGAGTTCCACGCCAGTGGGTTTCGTGCATCAGTTCTCTTACCTTCTTGGCGAAGAACTCAACCATCTCAGCAATCGCGGAACGTGAGCTGTTGTCATACGCCGCTGCTTCAATGAACGGGTCAACGTAAGTGGCTACACCGAAACGGCTACTATCTACAACATGACTAGGAGGAACCCAGTCAAGCAGCCACCTCAAGAAGTGGGGGAGCTCCCGAGCAATTGTTTCCTCTGTCTCTGCATTAGTCCCGAACTTGGCTTTGGTCTTTGCTCCTACTCGCAGGGCAATCACCTTGTCGCGGTTGCTGCTGTCGAGGGTTGGGAGTGCCGCCAAAGAGTTGGCATCAAGGTTGAGGGACATCATAACCCGCCCAGCCCACGGGAGCGTTACCGCATCCGCATACTTGGCATGATACTCGATACGCGGATTCGCTACGCAACGCTTGGTGAGCTCTACGAATTTGCGTTGGTCGGCATAAGTTGAAGCTGCTGTTTGGTCATCGACGACCCATGCAGCTTTGCCACACAAATCTCGGTTGAAGCTTGTGTCGCCTGCAAGGTATGCGCTTGCGTCACCCAAACCGCCAACAGCTTGTGCGACGATAGCGTTGGTCAACAAAGTCTTACCGTGCCCAGTAGGCCCGAGCAGGATAAGCAGTTGCCCTTGGTCGAGACGACAATTCAAGACTGCCGCATACAGACGTTGGAACCATGCAAGGAAGTAGGGTAGGGTCTCGCGGTCTTCGTCATCCTTAGCGAAGAAAGGCATGAGAAATGAGTGCAGCCAAGGCCACAACTTTTCGTCGCCATCAGGAGCAGCACTCACAGGGACTGCTTTGCAGTTATTCAAAACACGGCAACCATTATACTCAACAACTCGTTGTCGCGAAAACACAACAGGGGCGATCTCATCCACTCGACAGTCGTTGGAGATAGCAAGTATCGCTTGCTCGACTTCCGACAGCGGTTGGTTCTTGCTGAATTTTGCGCTGAACCCAAGCCTCCTAAGCTCAAGTATCAGCTGCTCTTTCGGTATGGTAACAGGGGTGTTGTTCAGCAACTTGTAGAAGCTCTTACCATTGAACCAGAAGCTCCCAATCACCGAAGAGATTTTCTTTTGCTCGTGTGCGGAAACAAATTTCTTGCCGAGAATTTCACGCCACGAAACAAACCCTTTGCCTGCGCGGTCAGAGTAGCAAAGCATACCGTCTTCCCTAACTTGGCAACCATCCCGAGTAATGCCATCATCGATCCAGAATAATGGCCCCCTAGCCCCGACGATAAAGTCGGACTTCCATTTGTTCGGGAAGCGTGTGGCTACTTCTGCAGCAATGTCTTCAATAGGGATATTGGTATCGCCTGACTTAATCGGTGTGTCGTTTGCCGCCTTGAACAATGCCAGTTGCCCAACGACCACAGAGAGAGGAGGAGCTACCCGCACCCAGTCTTCTCCTATTGAAAAGTATTGCGTAGTCTTGAGGCTTGCTCGGTCGAACCCTGCGAACAGTAATGAAGCACGGAGTGCGTCGGAGAGACGCTTCATGAATGCGTCGGCAACAGCGGGGGTCACTGGGATAGGCTCATCGAACTCCCAGACCAAACGGATGTAGCCTGACGGAGTGCGGCTCCTCCACGTCGGGGGCGGGGAGTCTTTGAACTTTGAAACCATCAGGGAGTCTACGTTCGCCCAATCAAATGGCGCGTCATAGTCAGCAACAAAACCGTGGATCAAGTTTACTGGGTTGTCTGCGCTCACCCTCGCAGTAGGGTTATCACCCTCGCACAAAGAGTAGTAGCAGTGTTTGGTATTGGCATCGGCATCCCATTCTCTGCGTTCGGCTTTGGTGTTGAATGTTGGCGTCTTGAAGATGAGTGTCGACACATCGTCACACGTTATCGTGGCAACGGCTCGATGATTCTCGATATAGTGGTATTTCATTGTATTATTTTTGGTAATGGGTGCAGATATGTGCTTCTGCGGATAGGGGGATGTCGGGTATCCATTTTGGGGGAGTGGACATTATCTTGAGTATTGTCTGCATCGCTTTTTCTGCGTCTTTTTCTTCGACTTCGCAAACAATTTCATCGTGCACATGCAAGATTGTGCGGAGACCTGCATTTTCCACGCGAAGCAGTGTGTCAACTAGGATGTCACGGGCAACCGCTTGGGCGCAGTTTTCCGCTAACGTCCCTCCCCATAGAGGGAAATCACATTGCCTACCGCCCCGATAGATTTTCCCTACGTAGCGGAACTTCCCTTTAGTATCCCGTTTTTTGCTGATCTTCCCGTAGCGCATGGTGCGACCTGAAGGTAGGACGATCTCGAACGGGACACCGATTGCACAGGCTGCGGCTAAATCGCTATCTAGGTTACGCCAATGCTTAGGGACTGTGGGTAGGCGTTGCCTATACAGGTTTATGGATTCTAAGGCTTCGTCATAGCCGACTCCCGCAGTCGCTGCAAACTTTGCAGCACCCATCCCAAAGCCGCAACCAAGAGTGATGCCCTTTACCTTGCGCCTAAGCTCGGCATCGTAATCTTTGAGTTCCCCATTGTTGGGGTCATGCAACCCGAACAACACAGCGAAAGCGTGATAGATGTCTTTGGACTTTCGGATCAGCTCTAGGGCTTTCACGTCATTCGCATTAAAGCAAAGTGTGCGCACTTCGATTTGCGAGTAGTCAGCTACGATGAGCTTGTAGCCTTTACGCGCCTCGATAGTAGCCCGCAGGTTGGTGCCAAACATCTCTTCCCGAGGCAGGTTTTGCAGGTTGAGATTGCCCCCTTTGCCAGTGAACCGCGCCGTAGGGTTGGCCCCGCAGTAGAGCAGGTTACCGTAATACCTACCGTCAGCACTGGTGCCCTGCTCAAGCGACTCAAATTTCTTGAGGAGCATGTTGATGCGCCGATAGTTGCTCACCGCTCTTGCCCACCCACATGTTTCGGAGTGTTCTGCAAACCATAACTCAGTGTCAGGGTTGTCTTGCGCAAGCGATGCGGGAGGAACAATACCTTGCACCCTGCATTGGTTGTTGAATGCTTTGCGCGATAGGGGTCTTGCTTCTTCGATCCAAGGAATCATTTGCTCCGATTCAAAAAGCAATGTTTTCAAATGAGACAAGCTGTGCTCTAGCTTGCTTACATTCAACGGCAAACCCCGTTGGGTGATGCGCCTATTGAGTGCACTTATCTCACGCTCATGTATCGGCCAAGAGGGGGACAGCGTTTCCCACAAGGCTAAACACGTTCGGGCATCGGCTTCAGCATAGTCGATTACCTCTTGTTTGAAATCTGGAGTCATTGCGGCCCAAGTCTTACCCTTCATGTTATCCCGAACAGTTTTGATTAGTTCGAGGTTGAGCACAGTTGCAGCGGCTTCTTTTAAGCTACGCGGCAAGCCGAGATAGGATACCATGTCGGCGGAACAATGCCACGCAGCAATGTTGCATGCGGGATACCAGCCTTTACTTACCCCAAACAAGTAGAGTCCTTCGTCGAAGACGGCGTTGTGCGAGATTACAGTGCTGCCCTCAAGTATTGCCCAGTCAAATTTCTCTGGTGCGCCGACGTAGGTAAAGTCCTCACCGACAACAGATACCAGATAGGCATTGAACAGGGGGTGGGTAAAGTATCCTTGGTAGGAGAGACTGGAGACAGAGCATTCGTCATCGTAATACGTTTCAAAGTCTACTGCGTAGACGACGTTTTTTAGTATTTTCTTTTTCATGTTGTTACTGGGTATCTTTTTGCGTATTGTGTTTGGCTTAGAGAAACCACATCCCAACCCCCGATCAGGTCGCTCATTTTACTCACTCTCCTTTCCACATGCTGTGTCCGATAGCAAATCGGAATGCCAAGGTGGATTGAATAGGGCTGGCAGCTTGAACCTTTTACCCTAAGTAGATGGCTTTAGAATGCCCTCATTGCGGAGGCTGGAATGTGGTGTCGGTCTTGCACCCGACTTTGGTGTCACAATTGATTAGTGAGAATCTGCACACCTACATTTCTCAATCCAACTTTGGCTTGACGCGTATGGTAGAGCGACTACCACTTCTTACGTTGAGTCATTCCCCAAAGCTGGATTGAGAAATGAAGCGGCTCCCGCAGAACGGAAGCCGCTGATTTTAGTTAGTTACCAGTAAGGCGTGCTGCAAAGGCTGCAACATCCGCTGGCACTACTTCTTTGGTAAGGCTCAAGGTTGGGACATACCAAGAATACTTACCCTTCGTGAGGCTCTCGACACCGAACTTCCAGAAGAATGAACCCAACTTCGCGTCTGGTTGGAGTGCTTGGAAGGTGAATAGCCGCTTGTAGGTCAAGCGATACGCATCCTTCTGCACTGTGATCTTACCAATTTGGTAGTTGGTGCCACCAATTTCGTAAGGGAATGCCGAGTCACTACCTTCCTTTTCAGGAAAGAGCAAGGCGATGTCGGCAACCTCGATGATGTCGAAGTCGCTTTCTGATGCCAGTTGTCGTGCTTCTGCTTCCGTGCTTGCCATGCGTGGAATAGCTTCATCACCGTAGGGGATGTCTTCGCGCCATTTCTTGTTGATGAACGCAACAACCACATTGGTGGTCTCCCCTTGTTTGAGGAACACGTCACCTTTGTCGATGACAACAGACCCAAGAGGCCCTACGATTTCTGACATCTTCTGGATGACGTTCAAGCGAGGAAGCTCAAAGTCATTGAAGAAGCTGGAGTCAGGTGCCGCAATAGGAGCAAGCGCCATTTCTGTGTTCTTGATTTCGCCGAGAGTTACTGCGGTGACTTCAATGACGTCTGCTGATTTAGTTGCTGATTTAGTTGCTGATTTAGTTGCTGATTTAGTAGCCATATTTTTGGTTTCTGATTTAACATTAACGATTTTGCTGTTGCACATGCTTGAATCGGGGACAGCGAACTCCCGTCTACCTCATCGTGAGGTAAGAGTGTATCTCGGGGCACCAAGTTCGACGATGTCGAGTGCCTCCGCTTCTGCGACAAATGCTTCAACGGTTTTTGCTTTCGCCTTCTTCGGCGTTTTTTTGTGCAAAGCCGCAGTTACATCTGCGAGGGAAATTGTGCTGCTCTCAATAATGTCGTCAGTGGTGACGTTATATTTTGCCGCGAGCTTGAGCAGGAAATCCTGACTCGTAATTTTTTTGATCTGACCTAGCGAACGCAACTTGTAGTTGGGCAATTCTGTCCCCGCCATCGCCCGCTGCACTGCTTGGTAGCGAACAGAGGAGCACCAAGTCTCTACGATCTTAGCGACAGCATAGAGCTTTTCAATTGTGTCTGCGTCTGTATCCTCTGTGATTTGTAAGTTTCCTGCGGGCAGCATGGAGAGCTCTGGGTGTAACCTAGCGGCGACCCCTAATGTGATGGCACCGAGGGCAGGGCATTTGCTCTCGAATGCGCAGAAGCGGCAATCGACAGAGGGGGTGACATCATCGATATCAATAGTTCCCTGTTCCCATTTTGGGCGGGTGACTTCAGCTTGAGAAACGATCGCGGAAATCTCTGCACGCAACATCGGAACTTCGAGGCGCATGAATTGCCCCCACAGAACTTCATCGCGTTTAGGGACGATGAAAGCGAAAGTGCAATGATTCAAGTGCTCATGTTCTTGGAACACGCCGAGCACATACGCTTTGGCTTGCCAGTTGTCCCGCACTTCGTCAATTTTGCTGTAGCCTGTCTTGTAGTCAACAATCAATGCGGTATCACCACGGGTCGCTACTACGTCGGCAGTGCCAAAGGTTTCAGTCTTAGCATCAAGATCGAGACTGATTCTTTTTTCGCGAATCAGAGTATCACACTCATTGCCGCTGAAGATCATTGAGAACAATTGATCTTCTTCTTTGACACAAGAGTTGTAGATATCGATCTCGTCGGCATCTGTTAGCATCGACACTTTGCGGTGCTCCAGCGCAGCATGGATTCTGTTTCCTTTTTCTGCTGCGGGGTTAGTGCCACTGTTGCCCTTGTAGCCTGCGCACTTGGCGACATACTTTAAGGACGATGGGCCAAATTCGGCGTGTGCTTTTTCTTCACTCATGGTTACTGATTTGTTGCGAGAGAGGTTTCGCATAGATGGATTCCATTGTCAATCTCTTTTTTTCAATTATTTTCATCACCCGCTCTTCGATGGTTCCCGCAGCAACGAGAACCCTTTGTGTAGCGTTGCTTTTTGCGCCTACTCGATAGATTCTTCCGAGGGCTTGGATATAGTTTGTGACATCAAATGAGGGCGAGATAAACGACATACGTGGGTGTGTTCCCTCTACGTCATGTAGGGACACCCCGAGCCCTCCTGCTGCGGTGTTACATAGCATGATAGTGGTTTCGTTGGTCTGGAATTTCTGCACGTTCGCTTCCCGTTCAGCTGACGTTTGTCCTCCGCGAACAACAGCAGCCTTTTTGAAGTGTGCCGCTAAAATATCTAATGATTCATCGAAGTTCACGAAGACAACAACTGAATAACCTTCTTCATTAGCTTCGTCAGCCATAGTGATGATGTCAGTTACTTTTGCTAGTTCGACGAGCTGTCTTGCACGCAACACGTTCACAACCTCAAACTCCGAAGTGTGGATGTTTTCTTCTACGAGTTTCTCTAGTGCGTCTAAGGACAACTCAAGATTAGTGTAGTGCTTCTTGATTTCAGCTAGGGAACTAAACGCAAGAGACTCGGTGATGATGTGGTTCTCAGCAAAAGCATTTGGTAAGTCATTGGGGGTCAGGCGAACGCAAACCTTTTCGTGCAACTGTTTGTTTATCTTTTTGATAGCCTCAGGATTACCGCTAGACCAGCCACCCCAAAAGTCTTGCTTGCACCCGTTCTTAAGGAGCCATGAATAAAAGCTAGAGAGCTCGCCTTCCCGTTTGTCGAGTGAGTGTAGCCCAAGCACATATCCGATAGAGCGCATCTCAGGCAAACTACTACCTGTTGTCGCAGAAAGCAGCAGGTTGTGTAGCTTCCACTTCTTGGAAGAGACCAGCATCTGTGCGTTGAGGCTATATGATGCCTTGCACCTATGGCACTCATCCCAAATCAAAAGAGTATCAGCTAGGTTCCAACGGTAGCTTGACTTGCCTGCACGGGTTAAGAATTGCCCCCCTCGCCGCAGCTTCTCATAGTTGCTCACAAAGACAGGAGTGATGCCTACTTCTGCAAGTTCACGCTCCCATTGCGGGATTACGATCTTAGGGCAAATGATTCCTACTGGCATTTGCATCTCTAGTGCGATGCGGCATGCGACTACAGTCTTACCTGTTCCAGTTAAGGAAGCATCAAGTGCTCCTCGATTTGCGCGTAATGCGTTCGTTAGGAAGTCAACAGACTCCTGTTGTTTAGGAAATAGTGTTTTCATTGTTTGGTAAATTCGGTCATGTAGCTGTCATCAGTGAACTGCCTTCTTTTGTTTTCGACGCAGTATACTGTTAGGTCAATTCGGTAATTTGGATTCTTATCGAGGGGCTTATCTACCCACGCATCGTCATGCCAGATTATCCTGTTGTTCGGGTAGATGTAAAAGTTACCGTTGTCCATTTTGAATAGGTGCCCACATTTGTGTTCTGGGGTTTCACTAAAATTGGTGTCAATCATTGCTTTGTTTTCCCATGCCCAATCAAGAGTCATCATGTATTCGCCCCATTTCTTTTCATTGCTTGGGGTGATGAGCTTTGCTCTTAATCCTTTCATGCGTGCTCTCACGTTCACGTCGATGTAGGGACTAAAGCAATCCCAATACATCACCTCCTCAAGAGGCATCGGTTCGCTTTGCTTCCAACAGAAAGCAGTAATTGGTCGTCGAGTCCAGTTGACCCCATTTGTCAAGAACGCTTCAAATAGCGGAACGCGTTTCTCGATCGATGCAACACTATGGACGTCACACAGCGAATACTCACCGTGACCCCTTTCGTGGTTAAAGAGGTATTCATTACGCATTAAGCAAGTAATTGTCGGTATATTATGGTTTAGGTAGGGCATAGTGTTTTGTTGCGTAAATCCTAACTCATGGCATCAGGATCAATCTTTAAACAGCTCGCATCAGGAAAGTCCTTCGCCTTCCTGTGCTGGGGTGTTCGGCAGACAATTATTTATGGCGGTCACAGACAGGGACTTTGAACCATTGCCCGCGATAGATTCCTTCGCTGTCGGCGTGGACTTTCTTGGTTGTCGTGGCGGCCTTGCTGCACTTGCGTCCCTCATCATAGAGCCAGCAACAAGACAGCCGAACAAGTCGCTCCTGAGCAATCGCTGCCCGCTTTTTCTTCGGTGTGTTTTTCATTTTCGTATGTTTGTTGGTGTTGAGACTTCCGCTCTCGGCAGCGATGCCAGAGCTAGGCGTTCGGCAGAGAATGTTTGAGGATGAATTGTTCGGAGTAGGCCCACAGCCCAACTTCCTCGTCTACCCCTTCACACCACCACGTATCAGTGAGTTTTTCATGCACGCGCAACGTCCGCATCATCTGAGCGTCCTTGAACAGTAAGCCAGCCGAACAAGTCGGTGGAGAGCAACGGGCAGGGCGTTTTGATTTTGTAGTTTTCATGGTAGTTACTGAGTTGGTGGCTTCGGCGACGTGGCGCTGTCCGCTCGTGCCTCACCTATTGCGTTCCCCAAAGAATTTGGTCGCTCGGGTTGTCCGTCGAATATCGGGACTGTGCATCCCGCGAACCGTGCCGCCTTTTGCTCAAAGCGTTGGCGTGATTCCTTCGTGCCGTCGTTGGGCCACACGAAGTCAGTGATGATCTTCCTAGCTTCTTCCAGCTCCTCTTGGAGTTGGACTATCTTGATTGCGCGTTTGTCGATGAGGTTCATAAGAATGGAGAACAAGTGGATGCTGGCAACGGCGGGAGCTGCCTTGTTGGTTTATTCGGAGTCCAGCGCCCGCCGCGCCAGTGCCTTGTTGTTGTGCACAAATGGGTCTTCCGTGTATGTCTAGGCGTTTGTCGTGCATAGGTGTCATTCAGTTTCGTTTTGGTTGTCTTGTGCTGGAGTGTCATCCAAAGCAATTACTTTTTCTGTTGTTTTAGTTCCATCAAAACGACAAAGGTGCCTTCGCGCTTCCTCTATTGTATACCATGTGTCGCAGCAACCTACGTAAGATGAGTTCACCCGCGCATCAACCCACCACCATCTGAAAAGGAAATGGCGTTGTTGAATGACGTATTGAATCATTCCGCTTGGTAGCGTTCGTTCAATTATTCGTGCTTTCATCTTTTTTTGTTTGTTTGTTGTTTTTTTCATATTATTCAGTTTCGTTTCCTTCGCATCCATCACCATCATAATCATCCCGCTCCGCCTCATCGTCGCCGATGCATAACGGGCAGGTTGTGGTCGAGCTTGGATAGTTAGTGCTTCCGCAGATGTGGCAGGGTGATTTCATTCTGTTACCTCCACGAATTTTTTGATTGTTCCTCCGTTGCATGGCACAAACATTGCGCTTGATGTGCCATAACGAATTCCGAGCTTATCTATTTCTACATACAGCAATAACGGCTCCGGTTTAACGCCAAAATCGTATCGTGAAAAATCCCAATTAGGTGTTGCCGCTGCTTGCCATGTTGATAAACCTTTTGGTCTATACTCAATCTCGCCTCCTTTTACGTGGTGGTTAATTACTTTAATAATTTCGTCGTGTGTCATAGTTTTGTTTCCTCCCATTTGTTGATTGTTCTTAAAAATGCTTCTGCGCGTTGGGCGGCGTTGGCGTGGACGTATTGGCTAATTTGAATTTCACATTGTTTAGGTTTGCGAACGATTTCGGCTAAATTTCGCAAGTAGTGCATCCAAGATAATTCATTTAACGTTTTTTCTGCTTCGTGCATGGCGTTTAGGTCGGAAAGGTAGTCGGGGACGCTTGCCGCAACGCACTTTTGGGGTAAGGCATAGCTCCATCGCATGGTTTCACACGCTTGTGCAATCGCTATTCTTTGCTGTTCTGGTGTCATTTCTGTTCGGTTTGGGTTGGGGTTATGGATCGGAGGGTTTCTCTTGCATTTCGCCAGACGTGATGCGCATTCATCGTTACAACTGTTGATCGAGGTTGATATTTTATAAGTTGTTCTAACGCCTTCGCCAGCGCGTCCCGCTGCTCGGTGACGGCGGTTAGTCTTTCGTTAAGCTCGATAATGTTATCAACTGCAGCTAGAAGGTTAATATGATTCATTTTGTTTGTTCGGGTTGGGTTGGGGTTAGGGATTGGAGGGCTTGCCATAGTTCTTGGTCAAAATCCTCGCCAGTGAGCGGAAATGCTTTAGCTCGGTGTGTTATGATCGCCTCCGCCATCCTGTCCCGCTGCTCCCTCGCATCATAAACCATTTGTTCGAGCATAAGAGTTCCTTTGTGGTTCGCTTCAATCTGCTCCGCCAGCCTGTCCCGCTGCTCTCTGACTTTGTGTAGTTGTTCGCTGGCATAATCAATACCCGATTGCAAGCCGTCCCGCTGCTCGGTGACGGCGGTTAGTTCTCGCCTTAACACGCAAACAATGCGCGGGCAGTTGTCGTGGCAGGTATGGTTGTCGTATGTGTCGTTCATGGTTCGGGTTGGGTTGTGGTTAGGTTAGGTTTTTAATATGCAACAGTAGCTGTCACCCGAAACCCATGACGCTGTACTCGTTTCAGCGCGGCAGATGTCAGCTTGCGCCCCTCCCAAGATTTCTTGGTATTTAGGATTGCGTATAATGTTTCCCGATCGGCTGTTGCGTCGATGTGGGCAACAGCCCACGCCTGCTCTTGGGTAGTCCCAATCGGGAAATTCTTTAGGGATGCTGACACATATTTTGCACAGTGGTAGCCGTGTTTTTGTGTGCGCACGGAATAACCTTCAAAGGAATGTTTTTCCCTTGTCATCTTCGTGACGCACTTTACTTTTTGTTCTATTGTTTTAGCCATAATTGTGTGGGCTGATTGCTCGGACACACGTAAGCTAGACTAACGTGTTAGCTAAGTCAACAACTTTCTTCAATTATTTTATCTCCTACTTATTTGTAAAGTAGGCAATAAGAGCAGCGTCAATGATCCCGTCATGCGGTGTGGTGCTGCGAGGGGTAGCAAGGAAGTTTTCGTCAGGCCAAAGCTTTGTCGCAGCGGCAAGAGCAAACCTTTTAGTCAAGCCTTTTGGGACTTTTCCTAGTATCGCTTTTTGCCATTTTTGGACGGGGGTAACTTCTATTTTGTAGCCGAGGGTTGCTGCGACCCCAACGCATAAACCAAAGGAGTAAGCCATTGAGCGTATTGCTTGCGATGACTTTGCATGTTTAAGTGGTTCCTCAATCGCAACAATGCTCTCAGCAACAGGGAACTCAGAAAGGATTGCTGCAAAAGCAATGGGGCAAACCTCCCTCCCCTTGCCTACTTTTTTCGTGGGCATCCGCACTCTCCGAAGAATCTTGTTGTCGAGGGAGAGTGTGCTGATGCCTCCGTCAAGTCCGTTGTCAATCCCGATACGGAATTTCATTGCCCGTCCCCTATTTCTAATTCGTCGGTTTCATCAGCATCCATCATCTTACCTTTGACCTTGATGATCGAATGCTTCTTGTCTGCCTTTGCGTTGTTCAGGATCGATATGTCGATAGTTAGCCCACCTGCTCCGCCTCCCCCTCCTTGTTTAGGGTTCAACCCAAGATTGCGTCGGATAATCTGATCAAGCTCCGACATCTCGCGGATGGTGCGAGGACCGCGAACTTGCATGAGGTTGTCGCGTAGCATCCTCATCCCTGCTGCCGCGACATACGCTTGATATTTGTCTGCGGGTGATGCTTGGTTGCGTGCAACTTCGAGCAAGTCTTCCATCTCTTTGTCGCGGGCACCGAGAGCTGAGAGTTCAATTGACTTGTCTACGGTGGTTTCGAGTTCTTGGTGAAACTCGTCAACAAGAGCTACCTCAGTCGCTTTATCGTGCGCAAGTTCTTTTGATGGGTCTTTCGCTTTGCGAGGAATAAGGACACCTTCTTCCTTTAGCCACGAGCCTACGAGGCGTTGTGTTATTTTCAGCTCATCAGCTATTCGAGCCTGTATCAGTCCTTGGGAATAAAGTTCTAGGACACGCTTACGGAGTTCTTCGCGTTCACGCACTCGCTCTGAGCGCAACCTATTTAGACGAACTTGTTTTATTGCCTTAGGCGTTTTGCTTACGCGTTTCGGCAGCTTGCTGGTAGACATACTCGGCGTAAGCAAACACATATGTTAGCTATTGTCAAGAGGTGTTTTGTGTGTTAAACGTGACTATGTCTTCGGGGAGGTTGAGCGCAAAAAAGAAAATGGTATTGGAGCCTTGCATCGATGCCACTACAAATCGGATGGATGTGGGGGGTTTGAGTATCCCTATTACCAATACGCTGACTGCCTTGCTATGGGGCTTCAGCAATCACCCTTCCGCTCGGGCTAAGGAGTATTACTTTTGGCGGTGCGCCGATGAACTCTGGAACCGCGACGACCTACCTGAGCACATGTTCGTCAGGCACCCGTGGGCAGACTTAATCATCCACGAGTGCATACGCAACAAATACCTTGCTGTAGGTGGGGCGGCTTCCAGCGGCAAGAGCCACACTCTTGCAGGCTACGGTATCATTAGTTGGTTGGCAGCACCAAGGGATACGTTGGTGCTTATGACAAGCACAACTTTACGGGAAGCACGTAAACGGATTTGGGGCTCTGTCATTTCTTTGCTATCTGTTATCGACGGGGCCCCAATCAACATCCGCGACTCGATAGGTTCTGCGAACTATGTCGACGAAAAAGGGCAGACGTTCGACCGTGCGGGGTTGTCGCTTATTGCTGCTGAGCGAAGCAGAACACGCGAGGCAATCGGTAAATTCATTGGTCTCAAACAGAAAAAGGTAATCCTGATTGGTGATGAGCTAGGAGAATTGAGCGAGGCTATCCTAATGGCAGGTTTGAGTAACCTGTCAAAGAACCCCGAATTTGAGCTAAAGGGATTGCATAACCCCGCTAGTCGGTTCGATGCTTTCGGCGTTTGGTCCACCCCCGAAAATGGGTGGGATTCTGTTACACCTGAAGTAGACGATACATGGCGCACCAAATGGGGTGGGAAATATATCCGACTTGATGGGGAACGCAGCCCAAACATCCTTGCTGGCGAAACCCTATACCAGTTCCTCCCTACAAAGGAGAAGGTCGAAGAAGATAAACTCCTTCTCGGGGAACGCAGCCGAGCCTACATGCGAATGGTGCGTGCCGTGTTCTTTGATAGCGATGAGACAGAGGGCATCTATGGCGAGGCTGACATAGTGTCGAGCGGAGCAATGAAGAATGTCGTGTTCAAAGGCAAACCAACAAGGATTGCAGGGGTTGACCCCGCCTTTACGAACGGCGGAGACCGAACAGTTCTGTTTCCTGCTGACGTAGGTTTCGATGAACGGGGGCAATTTGTCATCCAGTTCTTGACTCCAGTGATGTTGAATGATGATACCCAAAACAAAGCTGTCCCGCGCTCGTATCAGATCGCACACCAAATCAGAGATACCTGCGTCAAGATGGGTATAACGCCAGCGAACGTAGCAATCGATTCGACGGGTGCGGGTTCCCCTTTCTGTGACATCATCGCAGGAGAGTGGTCCCACGAGTTCTTGCGTGTGCCTTTCGGAGGAAACCCTACAGACAAGAGGGTGTCCCTCAACAGTAGGCTGACAGGGTCAGAGCTCTACACCAACCGCGTAAGTGAGTTGTGGTTTGTTGGAAAAGAGTTTTTGCGCACGAACCAAATTAAAGGTTTGAGCGGTGACCTTATCAAAGAGATGTGTGCCCGCAGATACGACATGGTAAAGAGTGGCACACTCAAAGTAAAAGTGGAAACGAAAGCAGACCTCAAGACACGTTTAGGCTATTCGCCTGACTTAGCTGATGCTGCTTTTATTGCCCTCGACCTAGCAAGGCAACGTCTAGGTTTGGTTGCTCTCGACCCACCAAAAGCAAATGAGTTTGGCGTTTACAGAATAGCACCCCCGAGATCGATGCGTGATTTGGATGTCACGAGCCGTTCCAGCTCCGCTTATTTGGACTAAAAACCATCCGATTTTATGTTCCACAAAACCTGTAATTGTTCCACGGAGGACGTTTCGACTCACAGGAAAAATCCAAAGAGTTTTCTCAACCCCTGTAATTCATATTAATTCAGTAATTCAAATAGAAAGTGATGATTTGAATTATATGAATTAATATGAATTACTATACTAGAAAAACTTTATACTATAGAGAAAACTTTTTTTCAATTCTTTCTTAAACTTGCCGATTCGTTTTTCCGCGAGGGCATTTCCGCGAGTGTCAAAGTTCGGTAAATTTTATCTTGCATTTTGGTATTATTTTTGTATGGTTGCGGCACTACAACTTATGGGAGTACTCAGTGAGAGATCAGGACCAATAGGACGTGAATCGACTCGTCTAATCCTCGAGGCGAAAAGGATGCGCCGTTTGCTTGGAGGCAAAGCGGGCGAAAACGCTGCCGCAGGTCTTGCAGGTGCTGCGGCACAGGAAGCTGCTGGCGAGAAACGAGGCTTTAAGGTTCGGAATTACGAGAACCGCTTCGCAATAGAAAAAAATTTGCAAGCTGCGGAGAACCAAAATGTTGCCTTTAACTCTGGCTACACCGCACCTGCTACGGGCGCACTGTTGCAGCAACGCAAGGATTTGTTTGGTGAGATGCAAGTAGCAGGGAAGGATCGAGCAAAGGAATTTGCTGATCGTGCTGCCAAGTTAAACGTAACCCCGCAAGCTTTTGCTGAGGCATCATCCCGTTTACCTACTGTCACGCCTACTACTCCTGCAGTTTCTGCGCCCCCATTCTCTATTGCACGTCCTACTACGCCAGCGCCTGTTACCCCCGCTCCCGCTTCTGCTACACCTGCAGCGCCTAAGGGCGTCGACAGCATGATGGATGCACAAGGAGTGCCTAAAGTTTCTGCACCTCCATTCTCTATTGCACGACCTACTGCTACACCTTTTGTAGGTCCTCCTGCACCTGCTGCACCTGCTGCACCTGCTGCACCTGCTGCATCTGCTGCACCTGCAGCACCTGCTGCACCTGTCACTCCTGCTCCTGATACGCCAGCCAGTTTGGAAGCGGCTATGGCTGCCGACACATTGAAGAACTACCCTGCTCTCATGCAGACAAATGCCGCAGGGCAACCGACTACTTATGGCCTGAAACCTGAAGAGGAGGCGCAACCCTACAAGGGATCGTTTGGTAAGGTAGTGCTTTCAGGAAATGAAAGCAGGCTTCCTGTTGGGCAATACGAATACGAGAAACAGAAGAAGGAAACTAAACCTCTGTTCAAACCTTCCAAGGAGCAGCGTGCTGCGGCCAAAGAGTATGAAGACTATTTAGTGAAACAACGAATGGGACTAAGGCAGAGAGGCGAAGCCGAAAGATTTCTAGCTAGGATGGGTAAATAAAATGGCAATCGGAGACCAAGTAGACTTTACAGAGAGCCCCGCACTATCGTATGAGCGGGACGTGATGCCATTAAAACGGCAATTTTTTTCCTCGCTCCTTAGTAACCCTAAGATAAGCGATTACGCACGCAACAAGATTGCAACAGCACAGTCTAATGCTCTCGACCAATCGTTTGCTTCGATGAGCAAACTGTCGACAGTAGACGCGGAACAAGAACGCAAGTCACGTAAGCTCCAATACGAAGCGTCTATCTTGAATCTGCAAACGGCTCGCGATAAAGCAGCGCAGCAACGAGAACAACTTGGCGCATTGCTACCTTTCCAACAAGGGCTTGACGAAATCATATCTAACCCAGCGCTTGGCATAGACGAAAAAAATCGCCTGTATGGGATATACGGTGTTAAGAACGCTGGCGTGCTTGCTTTCAATGAAGCAGCAAGCCAAGCATATAATGCAGCTCGCTTTGCACTCGCACCCTCGAAACAGGATGCCATCACAGGATATGACTATTGGCGTGATGGTGGCGACCCAGAGTATGTCGAAAAATACGGTAAGTCGATCGGGGCAGCAATTACTGCAACCACCCCTATACCTGCCGACATTGCTATGCGCGGGAAGCAGGCAGCGATAGAAAAACAGAACGCGCTCAAGCAGCAGCTTGCAGACGCTAAAGAAGCGAAGGACACCCGCGACAGAGTAGCCACCACAGTGTTAGCTAACGCCAGCAGGGCATCACTACTTACTAATGAATTAGGTGTGCCTCAAGATCAATTCAAAGATGCGAGCGACGAAGCCAATATCGCGAATCTGGTAAGCTTCTACGGGACTCCTGCGGAGAAAGCCGCGCTCATCAAAACGACATCCCCCAAAGAAAAACTCAAGATTTCTCAAGACGTGCAGAAGCGATATTACGACACCTTTAGCACAAGCCAAAACAACAACGACAAAAACAAAAACCCACAAGGTTTATTTTTCGAATAGCCGACACAATACGACACAACATATAATTAACTTTCACGATGCTGGAAATTAAACCCTACTCCGAATGGTCTGCCACGACAGATTTGCCCGATCCTAAATCCCAAGTCAAAGGATACTCAGACTATCTCAAGACTGCGTATGCGAAAGAGGGGCAGCTAACTAAAGACATCAGCGATAGCATCTCTGCGGGAGCTATCGGTCTCCTCAAAGAGAAACAGGTCATCAGTGATGAGATGCCTGAAGAGGAGCGCAACAAACTACTCGCGGAGACTTTTGCTCCGCGCCAGAATGTCGATGCAGATGCGTCTAGGGTGATCGATTACCTAGGGCACCAAGATAGCGGGATCGATGGTGCACCAGACCCACGGGCAGATGTTCTCCGCAAATACATATCCGCGAAGAAGTTTAACCCTGCCGCTACGGCAGACCTGCAAAGTGCTTTTGATGATGTGATGTCCAACAAGGCTCTAGTTGCCGAAGCACGGAAAGCGTCTGTCAAGAATGGTGAATACGACATTGCTGCCTACACCACCGACAAAGGCGAGAGGCGTGTCTTCACCAACCCTGAACTCGATCCTTCTTTGGTTCGGGGACAACTGGATTCGTATCTTGCAGCAGGAGTCATCGATCACGGAGACTTGCTCGCCGTCAACCAATCTCTCGACTTAACGAACCAAGGAAGAGCTACAGTTGCGAAACTGCAAGCGTTCGACGAGTTCCGCATCTTGCTAGATGAAAAATCAAAGTCTGACCCTGAGTTCAAAAAATACCTTGATGAGTCCATCGCTGAAAAAAAAGAAGCGCAACAACAGGAACTACGTGGAGGGGGAACAAAAGCTTTTTACGGTACTCTGGATGTCTTGTTTGGGCCAATTGGTTCGATTCTTGGGGACGGCATGGATGCCATAACCGACTTAGTTGTTGGGAAAAAAGCAAAAAACCAATACGAAACCCTTGATCTCCCTACTGTCCTTATGGGGGATGACGCTATTAAGGAGAACTTTTCTGAGGCTACCCTTTCGCAGTTTAGCGACGCTTTCCTGAAACACAACGTAGGTGCTGTCTACAGTGCAGATAAACCAGAAACTGGATACGCTGAAGACAACATGGGCAACCCTATGCTAGCCCCAGCTGTCGTCGTCAATAAGCAAAAGTTTGACGCAACTCTTGCTGCCGCTGGTATTACAGGTGAGCGAGCAGTAGAACTTGATAACTTCCGAAAGGCTAGACTAGAGGAATCTTCAGGCAGCTTTAAGAAATTGATTGTTGAGTCCGATAGCGAAGCGGCATCGGCATACACTGCAGCAAAAGCTGCGGGTAAAACAGATAGCCAATTTGTCGAAGATTGGCTATCCGACCCTAAAAATTACAGCGGGTTCGAGCAACGAGCAGAACAGTTTGGGATGTCTGTCCTTAATGTGGCAGCACTTGGGTTACTTGGTATCCCCTCTGTGCTTGGCAATAAAAACGCTACTAGCGCGCTCGTAACTGCCTCCAAAAACATGAGCCGACGGCAGGAATATGTAGGTTTATTTGGTGACGAGTTCGGTATCGGTGCTCAAGTAGCTTTTGCCGCACCCCAACTTGTTACCGACATCCTTTCTGTTGCAGCAATTGTTTCATCTGCTGGCTTAGCGGCCCCTGTGGTAGCGCCCCTAAGGGCAGGGGTGGGAGCAGTCTCAAGAATAGCCTCAAGAGCAGCCTCGAAAGTAGCTCTACGTGGGATAGTTCGGGGCGCACTAGCAGGGGAACCTGCTGCACTGGCGCAAGCAGCTATCCGAACAGGCGAGGCTACCTCTACAGGTTTTGCCCGCGTTGCGGAGGCGGTTGCACTAAAATACAATCAGATATTGCCTAGTGCTGCACAATTCGCAGTCACCATGAAGAGCAGCATGGGATCGTCTTACGTTTCCATCTACTCACAGTTACCTGATACAATGAGCCATGAAGAGAAGCACAAGCAAGCCTTTGGCTTTGCTGTAGCATCTGGCATGTCGGAAGCGGCGATCACCACTGCGCTCAACGTATTCCACATGGGGGGTGTTGAGACTGCGGGGTTACGTGCGCTTGGCATTAGGAACGCAGGAGACCTCACATGGAGGCAATCGAAGTATCTATACCAGACAATCCAGAATGAAGGTAAGGCTGTCACCGACGTAGCATTCAAAAAGGCACTTGCAAAAAGTGTCACAGGAACATTCAAAAATTTTGCTAACAAAGCAGCCAAAGGTTTTGTTGACGAAGCATTTGAAGAGTCGCTCCAGCAAGCAATCTCAATCGCGATTGAGGATGCTGCTTTGGATCGGCGCACAACCATGTCGCAAAAGTTCAAACAAGTCGTCAACGCAGGTTTGGTTGGCGGTTTCCTTGGTGGCGGTGTGACTGCTATTTCAGACGCGATGCCTTTGCGTCGCTCAGCTAAACAAGAGGCACTGCAAGCAAGAGTTTCTGTGCTTGGCGATATTGCGAAAAGGCTCAGTGAATCTGGTTCCCCTGTAACTGCTGAGATGGTGCAACGCAGGATGGATGTCGCCAATGCTGCGCTCGTCAAAGAGACGGAGAACAACGCAGCGATCTCAGAGAAACAAGCGCAACTGAAAACTACAGACAAGAAATTTGTCCCCGCTAAAGTTGCAAACGGTGCGGGTGTTAGGGTAGAGGAAGACCGATGGGATGATTTTGAAGGAGAGAACATCACAGCTCACGGATATTCTGGAGTCGTCGAGATGGACTCTGACGACAACGCAATACTACGTTTTGAGAAACCCCTCTCTACTGGCGAGACGCACATCACACTTGGGCCGAGATACCAGAAAGTTGGCGAAACAGTAGCGCAAGGGCCAGACATGTATGTGCTAGCCGAAGACGAAGGCAAGTTTTCTGCAGGCGATATGTTCGCTTACCGCAACGGCAACCGATACGTTTTCCCGAAAACTCCTGATATCCTTGAGACTGACCTTACTCGCGACAGCGACGGCAACACCACATCGATGGTGATTCGCGGCGCTGAACACCCAACAAGCGGAGTAAAGATAGATATCCGCATATCAACTCCATACCGCATTAAGGCTGTAGCTAAACATTACGGCATCGAGGAGCAGATAGGCAATGTTGCGCGGATAAGACCTACCGTCAAAGCTAAGGTCGGGGTTCCACGTTTGCTCAAACGGGTTGCGATCAAGGGAGTAAAGGCACCTGCTGCGGTAAAAGTTACGAAGGTTACGCAGGCAAACATAAAGCAGACGATTGCCAAGGCTCTTGCGCCTGCTGCACCCGCCGCCAAGGCACCTAAAGTTGGCAAAGCACCTAAAGCTGGCAAAGTAGCAACTACGACACCTACTCCAGTTGCGCCCGATCCAGTAAAAGAAGAAGCAAAAGTAAAGCTGGGAGAAATCCAAGCAGGGCTTACTGATAAAACTATTGTCTACACAGACGACGTAGGGGCAGAAACAGAGAGACTGCTTGCACTACTAGCAGCTGAGACAGCAGCTACTGCTGCGCCTGCCGCACCCACTAACAGCGTCCAAATCGACAATATCGACGACATCATTCGGGACGGCGGAGGAACGGTAAAGGTTTCGCAAAACGGCAGAAATGTCAACTTCAACCAGTTCGGAGTAGTAATTGACGGTGATTCCGCAGAGGTGGCTTATGTAAAACTTGACCCGAGTGAGCGGGGTTCGGGGATCGGTTTAGAGGCTTACAAAGTTCTCGGTAACGCCCTCGCCGCAAGGGGCATCACACTGAGGTCAAGTAAAGCTCAATATGCGGGCGGCAACATACTCTGGAAAAAATTAGCGTACGCAGGCTTGGTTACGCAACTTGGCGGGGGCAGATTTGCGTGGAAAAAGCCCGCACCCACACCCGCGCCCGCTACTGCTGCTGAGGTAGAAGAAGCAAAAACAAAACTGCTAAAGATGGCTGCCGCCTATGAAAGTGACCCTAGCATAGGCACACCTGAATTTGAGGCGGAGGTTGATCGCCTATACGCGATTGTGTCCAGCAATGAAGAAGCTGACGAAGAAGCTGACGCAGAAGCTGACGAAGAAGCTGACGAAGGAGCTGTCACTGGGCTTGAGGAACAAGCAGGCGACTCGGCAGCAGTGAAGCAGGTGCTGCTTACAATGCAAGCTGAAGTTGAAGCAGTCCCCGCCTATGGGGTATTGATGCGCAGGAGAAAAATCGAAAACCTTGACAAGGATTTGGGTGACCTCCCTTCAGAAGAACTCAACAAACTTTCCGATTTATTGGCTACCCTCGAATCCAAGTTAGATGAAAATGAAGGTGTCTTAAACAGCAAGGACGAAACTAGGATTCGGAGTGTGGTCACTAAACTCTACGATAGACTTGATTATGTGCATCGACTAATCGGAAGCAAAATACAAGATAAATCAGAGGCAAAGGCAAAAGCAGATGCAAAGGCAAAAGCAGATGCAGACATCGCAATAGCTGCAATAAAAGCGAAGCTAGGTGAACAAGCTAATGTGACAGAGCCTGCGAAAACGCACGATGCTCGCGTCGAACTACATCGGTTAATAGTGGGACTTATTCGTGAGATACGCGGAGAAAAAGACTCCAACCAGCAATTCGTAACCCCGCCTGACGGCGATGAGAGAACAGGGCAGCCGCTCATAACGATTGCCCAAGCACGCGCAAATGTAGTTGAGTTCACCAAAAAAGCTGCTGAATTAACTGACCCCGAGTTTAAGAAAATCTATACTGAATTAATCAATGATTACAATAAGGCGATTGCAACTGGCGTCAAACGCAGAAAAAGGAAACTTGATGAGCTGCTCGAAAAAGCAGGCAGCTACGTGGCAGTCAAGGAAGACGAAAAGCTTACGGCAGCAGAGGCACCACTACTTGAAGCCATCAACGAATACCAGAACCCGACTGCAAAACGCAAAGGCACCAGAATTAAGCACGAAACTACAGGGAGGCAGGATACCTCAACAAAGGAAAACAATCTCTTTACTTACCCAGAAGAAGAAGAGTTGTTCTACGAGCTTGCAGAAGCAGGTGTTGCGGTAACCAACCTTGAACAGTTTGGGCAATTCATAGTTGCAGACAGTTTCTTAGCGGGGCGGTTTAGCAAGGATAAACCTGTCCCATTGTTCTCTTATACCCGTTTGGAGGGTGATACGTTCAATAGGAGGAGCTACGTAAAACAAAAGCGCAAGTTGTTGCATGAGATAATCTACGACAAGTATCCTCCTATAAAGCCCAAGAAGGCCGACAAAGTCACATACAAAGATTCTAGGCGCGTATACTATACGACGGCAGATACACGCGAAAAGATTAAGCTACCTATTATAGTAAATGAGAAGGGGGTTCCTATTAAAGGCTTCTTTACCAACGATTCGCTAATCACTACGCTGCAAAGAGAGCAGGGTTATGATGTCTTCATCGACGCTGAGACTATTGCCAAACATGAGAACATAAAGTCTAAATTTAGAATCAACAAATCGATAGCCTTCGACCGAGGAACAGGTCTAGTATTAGGCACTTGTGACCCAGTTACTGGTGAACTGCGATACGACAAAGGCATCATTAACAAGGATAGGTCAGGGGGGTTTCTTGGCACCCCAAAAGAAACGCAGGGCAATAATGAGTTTGTTGAGGCTCTTGCCGACCTGAAGTCAGTAAAAGGATTGGAGGGCTATCTTTTACGTAGTGCAGGAAAGCCTTTTGGGTATACCGATGCTGAGATTGCTACACGCCTTTCTGAGAGCGGCAAAGGCCTCCCGCTTTCTGATTATGTGAATGGTGTCAAAGATTATTTTCTTACCCGCAAAGGCGCTGCCCAAGAGTCTCCTGGGGAATACGCCATGAGAAAGACGCATGGGGTTCATGAGGAGCTAGCTAGTCAGACAGCACTTAACGCTTACATAGCATACTATGTCCACGTAAGGGAGTTCGCTATCGGTCAAAAGCTACTTGATTCTGTTAATAAGCAACTGAAACTTGCGGGGCAAGAACGAAAAAAAGGAAAAATTTCGCCAAAACTAAAAGAAGGAAACACAGACACCATTGATAGCTTGCTCGAAAGAAGAGACCTATCTAGTCAACGCGACTTGATTTTGAAAGGCTTACGTGAATCCTTCTCTGGCACAGACTACGAAGTTGCAAGTGCTATCGGTTTGAGGTTCCCTAGACTAGCTACTTCAAATAACCCTGAAACAGTTATGGTAAACTACGGGATCAGTTTACTTTCCCGACTTTTAGAAAGCCCCAAGAAAAAAGGGGACACCGAAAGCAGTGAAGATGTTGCTCAGGCTAGGGAAGACGAAAACGCGCTTGACTTGCGGGCGGGATTGCTCCCAGTCAATTACTTCATGGTAAAGTTTGCCCACGAGGCAAAGCTCCGCGCACAGAGAGCAGACGATCTTGTGCTGGAGGGCACTATGGAAGCAGCTGCTGGCGAAGATGGAGGAGTTAAGGATACGATCAACCAACTCATTACTCTAGGTAACCTTGGAAAATTTTCTGTGTCTGCTGACTATCCTGCGCAGTCTTCTGTTGAGGACGGGACACAAACAGAGGCAGGTGAATTTTACTACAGCGAGTTGCGCGAAAGGTTGACTAAGCTAGTTGACAATAACGAATCCCTGCGTGAGGCGATGGGCGACCTCCTTAAACTGTTCAAGATTGACGCAGCCGACCGACCAGCGTCCGATACACTTTACCTACTGGAGAGTTCCATGAACGGCGGAGGGCAACTCGGGATGGTAGAAACTAAAAGAATCGTATCCCGCATGAGCAAAACCCCCGAAGGTCAACGGGTTGGGCTTATTCTGGTTCAATTTGGAGTTATCCCACCTGTCGCACTTTACAATGAAGCGGGTAGGCTAGTTGTCACGCCCACACAAATAGGTGAGCTTGACACCACTACCCCAATAAGGAATCGCGATATTACTGTTGCAGGAGCTAAGGACGCAGCAAGGCGGAGAACAGAGTATTTAGCGCTGAGACCTACGGAAGATGGCTTGTCTGCGGAGCAGAGAGCAGAGTATGAATCGATCATCAGCAGTAACGAAGACATTCAAGCTGCAATGGCGAAGGCACAAGAGTACCTTGACAGATTTTACAAAATAAGTAGCGACGTTGAGGCGCTCGGCTCTGTTCTTGCGGAGAATGCACCAACAGAAGAACTGATCGAAGTATCGGTGAGTGACGAAGTTGCCAAACTAAGGCAGGATATTGCTGGAGGGTTCCCGACAGACTCCGTAGTGCTTGACTTGATGAAGCAAAGCGAAGCTGCAAGCACTGTGGCTACGCCAGTAGCCCCGAGCCAAGCAGCCCCGAGTAGCAACCCTGTAATCGTTGACATGGTTGCCCTTGGCCTTGACGCCAAAGAAGAGAGCATACGCGAGATAGAACGCGAAGCTTATTCAAATCTTGCAGTTGCTTTAGCGGCTATCGACATGCTTAATGACGTGAGAGCAAGTGAGAAGGCAGGTGATGAAGTAGAGCTTAACGACGACCTTAGCGACATCCCCAAGCTGAATCGCATAGCAACTAGGCTCGCCGCACTCCCAAAAGAAGAGGGGTCAGCAGATAGACCAGTTGCTGTTCGTTACCCGAAGACCGATGCCATCAATCTTTTCATCGAGCAACGAGCATTAAAACTGCTGCCTTCGCAGGTGCCAGAGCCAAGTAAGGCACAGAAAAAAGAATACGCGTTGCCTTTGGGGCAGCAGGTAATCAACGCAGTGCGCAAAACAAAATACGCAGGAATGCTTGCGGGTATCAAGGAGCAGCTGGATGAACAGTTTGCTGCTGCAGATGTTGAAGCTGCCGCTGCGGTAGAGGCTAAGATAGCCGCAAATGTGCCTGCACCCATTCCTATTAAGGAACAAAAGGCGCTAATAGCCGCATACAATAGAGCCAACAAAGCCTCGTTGAAGGCTATGTCGCCTGAGCAAAGACAGGCTACTGCTGTGAGTAGGGCAGCAGAAGAAGACATTATGAGCAAATTGGATGATGCGCAGAAGGCACAGCGCATTAAGAAGCTCAACGAGACTAACGCTGCTGAGCAGGCGCGGCTCACAGCGGAGCAGGCGCAGCGCACAGCGAAACTTGCAGCCACAAAGGCTAGTTATGATGAACTCCAAGAAAGGATTCAAGCACGTCTCGATTTCCTCACCGAAGCTGCGAACATCTACATAAATGGATACCAAGAGGCGGAGGGTAAATTTGTTTCACGCTCTGGTGCCGATGCTGCTGCTGCTGCTGCCCGTACTGCTGCTGCTGAGGAGGCTGTTGCGGAGGCTAGGGAGGCTCAGGATGCTGTTGTGGCTGCTGATGCTGAGGCTGCTGCTGCTGCTAAGGAGGCTGCTATTGCTGAGGCTGCTATTGAAGACGCTAAGAGCGAAGGAGACAGGCAGGGTATTAGGAATGCTATTCAAGATTCAGTTCGTGCTGAGATTTATGCACGAGAAACCCGTGATGCTGCTACTGCTGCCGCTAATGCTGCTGCTGCTGCTAATGCTGCTGCGGATGAGGCTATTGAGAATGCTCGTCGCGTCACCTACCTCTCGGACGACCCTCTGAGAATCAGATACAATGAGGTACTTAAAACCTTAGCGGGGAGGATTTCCTCTAGCTTGGTAAAATTACTACAAAACCCAAACAACGGAATAGCAAAAGCGCGACTTGCTAAAGATGAAAAAACCAGAGACATAATACTTAAAGGCGGTGTGCAAGGTATTAGGAATCGCTTTGAACGCCGAATAGTTACCCAAAAAGAACAGGCATTGGTAGCCCTTACTCGGTCTGAGCGAGCGAAGGCAGCCGCAAGTAAAGATATCCGAGCCCTAACTGGCGTAGCGACTAAGGGAGCTAAGGCAGCCCAAAACCTTTACGGTAACGAAAAACGATTAGACACGTTCTTTTATAAAGAAGGAGAGGCAGGGGTAAATCGAGTGATATTCGTAAGACCTGAGCCTCGGTATTACTCGGCAAGCATCATTTCTCCTGAAACTATTGAGGCTGCACGCAAAGCGAACAACGCAGATGTCGCTACGCTCGGCTTGCGTTCGGGCGACATCGAATCGGCTATCTCCGCACTGCAACTGGTCGCGAAATCACGCGACAAAGTTCTTGCTCCGTTGGCGAAGTTGTTGCTCCAAAACCAATCGCTTATCCGCAGTATCGATTTCCGAATCGTAGACGCTGCTGGTGCTGCTGCTGGTTGGTATTCCCTAGGCAGCAATTCAGTAACGCTTAACCTAGCTGCCCACAACGGTAGCGGGTTGGCAAATGTTCTGATTCACGAGTTCCTGCATGCACCAACGGTAAGGGCACTGAGTAACCCAGTGTCGCCTGCTGAAGTCGAAGCGAATAAACGTGTGAGCGCAATCCGCAACCTCGCTATACAAAGAGCACAGCAACTCAACTTGATGGGTAGCAAGATCGTGCAAGATGGATTGAGCAGCAATCACGAGTTCGTGACTACCTTGCTCACGTCTCCTGACTTTGCTTCCGCGATGCGCGTAGCAACCCCAGAAGGTCAACGCTCATTCAAGCAACGGGTGATCGATGTTATCAAACGCCTCTTTGGGTTTGACTCCCCTAACGATCTGATCGACCAAGCGATGACCCAAATCCTCGACTTCACTGAAGCAACAATTGTTTCCCCTAACAATTACAGTATGCGGAATGACTCGTTTGCACGTAACCAATACAGAAATAGCAGGGCAGCTCAACGGACTAGAGATGTCGCGAAACAAACCGAGCTCGATGACACACAAGAACTCGATGATCTTGTGTTCGATGAGTTGTTTTCTGGGAGCATTATCTCGAATGACGCCCAAAGAGAAGCTAGATTGCAACAAGATCAAGAATACCTAGATGCCGTCGAAGCAGGTGACATGGAGACCGCGCAGCGGATGGTGGATGATGCGGCGGAGGAGGCTGGGTATGGGAGCCCGAAAGTTTACCACGGAACTCCTGCGGAGTCGCTTGATGTGTTTGATGTTAAAAGGCAGGGAAGTCACCGAAAAGACAAAACTGATATGGGCTTTTTCTTCACCTCACGGGAAGGTTTAGCAAAAATATATACTAAAAGAACAGGGAGTATTATAAGCGCACGTTTATCATTAAAAAACCCATATCGTGTCTCAGTTCCAGAGGGCTACACTTGGGGGGTATCAAATACCCCATCGAAACAGTCTCAAGTATTTTACGATTTCAACAACAAGGAAATACAAAAAGCAGCAAAGGATGGAGGTCACGATGGGATAATTGTTGAAGGTTCAGATACTCTTTATATCGCCTTCTCTCCCGAGCAGATCAAATCCGCAGACCCCGTAACCTACGATGTCGACGGCAACGTGATCCCCCTATCGCAGCGGTTCAACTCTGGCTCCAACAATATCTACTTTTCTAAGAGCATTATCCCGAATGAGTTCAGCTTCTCCGAGGCTACTGTTACGCCTGAGGATACCGTGAACATGTCCACCTCTGCGCGGGACGCAAGGAGGGAAGAAGGCGGCGGGGTTCTACCAACTCCTGTCCCCTCACCTGAGGACGAGCTTGGGGATTTGACATTTTTCTCGCAAGCAGTTGACGGTGTGCGCACCACAGGCAGCGAGGACCGCACCTCGTTCTCGCTTCCTTTGTGGGGTATCACTGAGAGCGCCAAGAAGAAGATCAAGAAGCTCGGCGACATGGCGAAGGGCAACGTGCCTAAGGATGTCAAGAAACTGATTGATGAAATAAACGGGAGCACCAATCTTGTTACCTACAATGCTGAAGTGTTTGCCAAGAACTGGCCTAAGCTTCGCGATGCCGCTATTAATTCGGGGGCAACAATCGAAGAGATCGGAGCGGTGCTCGGGACGACAATGCCTGTGCTAACCAAAGCGGATCAGAAAGCGATTACCACTCAACTCAGATCGTTTGCGCAGACCATCCCTGACAGCATGCCTTTGGCTGAGCGCAAAGAACTACTTTCCCGTAAGCGGTCAGAGTTCACGGAGCCTTACTACCAAACATCAGCAAACGGATTCCTTGTTAAGCAAGCTGAGGCCGAGCAACGGTTGCGTCAACTCGGTAACGGGAAGCTGGTCGATCTGATGGTCGACTTCCGCAAGCAGATGAACAAGGACAAGGTGAAGATCAACCACGGAGAGTCAAACGACATCTACCTCACCCGCTCCTACAAGTTCTTCACGACCGAGGGTTGGTCGAAGTTCGTCATGGTGGGTGGGAAGCAAATGATTGACGGAGTGCTTATTGACTTTGATGAGCTACGCGCCGAAGCATCGAAGCGTTTCTACGATGAGGTGATGGACGCGCACGACTTAGCTGTTCGCCTTGATGCTACTACCATCCCATTGACCCAACAAGAAATCTCGGAGCAAATGCTTGAGAAACTTGATGCCTATCTTCGGGACTTGGTTAAGCGTGGCGATGAGTCCCGTAAAACTGGCGGCCTAAGTTCCCTTAAACGCGACCTTGATCGCTTCAAGAAGAAGAAGGACATCGATGTGGAACTGCGCGGCTTGCTCGGTGAAGTGACTGACCCATTCGAGAACGCCATACGGACTGCACGTAGCGTAGGAAGGCTTGCTGCGAACAGTGAGTTCCTTAAACAATTCACAGCACTCGCATTAGACTCTGGGTTGGCCTCACTTACCCCGACTCTTGATTCGACAGAGATGTTCGGCGACAGCGGCGACCCTGATTTGGAACCTCTTGCGGGTCTCTATGTTCGCAACGACATTGCTGCGGCATTGCGTAACGAGTTTGGCTCCAAGAAAGCTGAGTTCGAGGCTAACTCGGATCGAATACTCACTGCTGGTGGGGTTGTGCTTTCACGCATAGCTGGTATTGCTACGCACGTAAAGACCAAAGGCTCTGTCGGGTTCTACCCACGGAACGTCCTTACTGGTATGGTGCAAACATTCATGCAGGGTATCCCTCCATCGAGCGGTATTCGGGCAACCAAGATTGCGTGGCTTGGGAGCTCCCCATTCCTCAACGAAGCGACCCCTGAAGAACAGGCTTACATTCGCAGGCTCATTGAATTGAATATGCTACGTGATAGCGCCTTCTCAAAAGGTATTTCCGATTTGCTGCGGGGGTTTTCTGAGTCTACTGATGACGCACTGCAAAGAGCGATGAATGATTTCATCTATGCGGAACAGACAAAGGATACCAGCAAGCTTTCAAGCGGTGCAAAAATGGTGTGGGACGGAATCAAGAAAGCTGGCGTAAGAACAGACCAGTTTCTTTCTGCGCTGAACGACACCATCGATTCTGCTTTCAAGATTAATGCCTTTGAGTATGAACTGAAAGTGCTGAAGAACGCCTATGGCGATACCAAAACGCAAGCATGGTTGGAAGCGGAAGCCGCTGTGAAAATCAAAGCATCATTCCCTACGCACTCACAACAATTTGATTTGATCAAGAGCTTCAACAAGACTCCGTTGTCCTTGGCGGTGTTCTCCTTTGCTCGATACAAGTCAGAAGTTATGCGCAATATGTTCAATACACTTCCGCTTGCTCTGTCTGAAATCAAAACAAAGAACCCCGTGCTGGTGCGCCGTGGGGTGCAACGGGTGCTTGGCTTCGCTGGCACAATAGCAATTGGCGGGGAGGTTCTTTCTGCTATCGCCTCTGCGGTGTTCAAGAGCCTTGTTGGTGGCGACGAGGAGGATGATGATAAGTTAATAGGTGAGGAAGTCCCACCAGACCAAATGAGGGTGCTGAAAAACGGGCTATCTAAATGGCAGCGCGACCACACCCTTTACGCACAGATGCTCGGTAACGGGGACCTGAGTGTGATCAACCTGACAAACATCCTTCCGCACAGTATGGCAGTTGATTTGTTCCGACTTGCCGCTAAGGGGGATGTCGAAGGTGGGATTAACTACTTAGCGCAAGACGTGTTCGGGGAGCAGATTGCTTTCTCTGCTGTGACTGAAGCAACGCAAAACCGCAACTCCAGTGGGTTTGAGATTTACTCGGAGGCGGATGGCACTGCCGCGAAGTTCTATAAAGTGTTTACGCATCTACGTGACAACATGTTGATACCTTCCGCAATCCTTAAAGGTAGGGATATCCTTCGCGAAGGTGAACAGAACAGCAAAGAGATGTTTGTCGGTGAGCTCATCGGCGCAAGGCCCCGCGTAGTTCCGCTTACGGATGTCGTTAGGAAAGCCCTGCGTGAAGCGAAGAGGCAACAGAACAATGCACTCGATCTGCGTGATGTGCTAGGGTCGAAACGCTTCTTGCCCCAAGACGAACTTGACGATGCCGTAATCAATAGTCAGAAAGCTATTAACAATGCACGCATAACGCTAAAGGAAGTCATGGATACGGCACGAAAAAGGGGCATCCCTGATGCTACCATCTACTCGATGGCGAACAAGGATGCCAAGTTTAGTAAGGATACTATTGCTGCTGCGAACGCAGGGCTCAGTATTGGTTGGTTCCCGAATGCTGCTTACTATGCCGACATCAAACGGAATGTCGATCAAGGTAAAGAGGAAAGCGGGGAAGCGCGTGCGAAACGAATCTATGATTCAGTCAAACAAAACATGCTCCCCCGCTACAGTATCAGTCGCGACGACTCTTGATGTGCCGCCAAACTATCTGCGCCGTAACGACGATGGCGCAGATAGGGAACCAGAGTAGGATGCAGGCTCCTATCATGCCTAATGCGTCTCTCATGGTTTCCTCCTTGCCTGCGCCTGCTCGAACGCTTTTTTCATTGCCTTGAGCTCTGCTATTGTTCTCTCGTGGAAGAACCGTAGCAGCTGCGACTTCTCGGCGAGTGCTTTATAGATGTCCTTCATAGCTTTTTCTTGGCTCCTTTAACTTTTGGTAGTGGTAGTTTAACCCCTACGTTGACCCACTCCAGAACGATAGGCACCATGAGGATGTCTTTCGGGTGGAAGTGTTTCACGAGTAGGCTGCCAGAGTGCGCCTCGACTGTTGTCCCACACGGGCAATCGATGTGCAGCTTGTGCTTCTTTCTCCCTTGCGTTGGCACGACGTGCAGTTGCTGGTTGCCGTAGTAGTTTATGTGGTATTGTGTTTCCATATTGTTATAGTTTGATTCTGATTTTCTCAACTGGGATGCCGAACTTTTTCGCGATTTGTTCTAGTGTTATTTCTTTTAGTTCATGCAGCATGTTGAACTCTGCTTCGCTTAGGCGTTTGCCTTTAACCCACCACGTTTTGTATCCATCAGCGCATTCGACTGCTGGTCCGTCTAAGCGGTGGCGTTTGCCTTCAACATACCACGCTTTGCTTCCATTAGTGCATTCCATTGCTGGGCCATCTAAGCGGTGGCGTTTGCCTTCAACCCACCACGTTTTGAATCCATCAGCGTATTCAAATGCTGGTCCGTCTAAGCGGTGGCGTTTGCCGTCAACAAACCACGCTTTGCTTCCATCCGCGTGTTCGACTGCTGGGCCGTCTAAGCGGTGGATGACAGTCATTTCCTCGTCAGCGTAGTAGCATGCATACCCGTTATCTTTTTTAATGTATTGTGTTTCCATATTATTCAATTTGGTTTAATCCGAAGTTTGCTTAATTCAATCCCGAACTTTTCCGCGATTTGTTCTAGTGTTATTTCTTTTAGCTCATGCCGCATGTTAAACTCTGCTTCAGTTAGGCGTCTGCCGTCAACAAACCACGCTTTGTATCCGCAAACGTATTCCTTTGCTGGACCATCTAAGCGGTGGAGGATGTCGTCAACATGCCACGATTTGCTTCCATCAGCGTGTTCAACTGCTGGCCCGTCTAAGCGGTGGAGTTTGTTTTTGACCCACCACGCTTTGTATCCATCAGCGCCTTCAACTGCTGGGCCGTCTAAGCGGTGCAAGATAGTCATGTCCTCGTCTGCGTAGTAGTATGTATGCCCGTTATCTTTTTTAATGTATTGTGTTTCCATATTATTCAATTTGGTTTAATCTAGGTTGAAGATGATGAAGTCGACGAGGGCGATGTGGCCGTTGCAGGCTACTTCGGTGTCTTGTTCATCGATTGCGGAAAGCACGAGAGAGATGAACTCATCACGCGCTTCAGCTACGTGCATCTTCTTGCTGCGTATTGATACGTAAGCAAAGGATGCGGTGAAGACTCTCTTCCTTCCTGCGCGCAGGACGTGTAAGGTCACTGACTTATTGGTGAAGGGAATCACTATTCGTTTCTCGGCGAACGTGTGCGCCGAACAGTTTGTGTCGTTTGTCATTGTAGTATTTGCTTTCGTTTATTGTTCAAGTGAATGGGAGTTCAGGTGAGCTGTCTGGGTTGCTCCACGAACGTGTGCGCTCGCCGAGTTCATAGACTATGACGTGCTCGACATCATATACGGAGTCCACAAATCGATCAATCCACTTCGATGGCGCACCTTGCGGTGGGTTCTCGATGAAGAAGTTATCCTCATTGTTGTTCATGAAGACCAACGCGACTGTGACTTTGCTTATCTCTTTTGGCATATTCTTTTTTTCTGTTTGTTGTGTTTGTTTGTTCCGCACACCAACGTGGCATGCAGGAAATGTTTTACTGTAGTGGGTCTAGTGTAGTGCATTGTTGGTTACACAAGCTCGGTTACGCTGATGACATCTCCGAAGGGGTAGGCATCAGGTTTCTTTACTGTGGATAACCACAGCACTGGATAGTCTACGGGAGGTAGTGTTGTCAAGTCTGGAGACAGCCCGTCGGTCAAGTAGACGAGGACATCAGGGCTGCCGCAGTTCTCTGCGACCCAATCGAACGCAGGCTTGAAGCGGGTGCCGCCTCCCCCGCCGAGGGTTGTCGGCATTGGGTCGCCCTCGGTCAGGATCAAGGCAGTCCTGACTGTTCGGTCAGCACCAAGTAGGCATAGCCGCTCGGGTTTGACCTCAGCCATTATGCGCTCAACCTCACCAAGGAACTTGGTTACCGTCGAATCTTTGACAGAGCCTGAGGTATCGAGCACCATGACAACCTCCCCCGTTCTCTTTGGGCGGGAGCCGCAGCAGATGAGTCGGGTTGACATGAACACGGGGGCATTGAACGGTGCACTCGCATAGGCGGGAGCAACAGTGTTCAGGTATTCGTCAAGCAGGGCACACCAATCGAGCGAGCTCACTTGCACACGCTCGTTGTTGATACGCTGCCTCATCGCGGAACTGTCTCCGCTCCCCTGTGCCCGCTGCTCAATTGCTGCCGATGTGATAACGAAGTCGTTACCTTGCTCGATACGGTTGATGGTTTCCTCGGTCGTCTCCCCTGCTTTTGGTGTGGGGGCGATGTTGTCAACGCCACCAGCAGCAGGTATCTCGCAAGCAGGCGCAGGTTCTGGTGAGGCAGGCGCAGGTTCTGGTGAGGCAGGCGCAGGTTGTTGCTGTTGCCGTTGCTGTTGCCGTTGCTGCGCGTCCTCTGCCTTGAGCAGCAACTCGCGGTAGAGTTGCTCCACAGACTTGTCTCCTGACAATTTCTCGTCGATCAGCACCCCTTGTAGCAGGGGGAATGCCTCACGGTTAGCCAAGCTAGGGTCTCTGGCTGCCACGTCACGATTCTGCTGAGCGATCATCGCATTGACGATGTAGTCAGCCGCGACATTGCCTAGCTTCTTGTTCTTGATTGCCTCCATACGCCACCCGTGTCCGAGCAGTGCGTGGAGTGCCTCGTGCACAAGCAGGAAGGCAACGACACCAATGCCATCAGGCATTGCTGCGAGCTTTCTAAGCCCATCAGGATTCAGGTAGAGGCTTGCTCCGTCAGTCGCCCCGAAGGGCGTGTCATTTGTCCAATACCAATCGAGCGACATCAACTTGCTGTAACACAGGAACCAGTGTCGCGATACTCTACGCAGGGCATCACGAAGCTCTTCGTTGTCGGGGGCTGCGGGGTCGATTTTAATTAGGGTAGCAGTCATAGCCCGAGTGAGGTAAGGGTTGAGGACACTTGGGTTACGATCGACTCAGCCGTAGCAGCTGCACGCTTCCTGTCGTTGTCATCGATGTGATCACCACCTTCTTCTGAGAGGGCAAGCACTTCTTTGGCGAGCGACGTGATCTCTGGTGAGTCGGACAGGTTCAAGTCTGCTACGCGGTTGGCGTGTCCTCGGAGCTTCTCGAACTGCGACATGTGGAGACGCTTGGCGTTCTTCATACGGTCAATGAACTCGGTCAGCGTGTCCTTGAGGTCGATGAGCGGTCCTTGGTGTGCCTGCTTGAGCAGGTCGTCGATCTGCGCCATCGATTCGGCACGCACTTTGTTCGCCACCTCCTCCGCCAAACCGTTGAGCGCATCATCGCAGATGGCAATCGGTTGGTTGATGAACGTGAGGCTCATCGTGAACTTGTTAGCAATCTCTTGCGCCGTGGGGATGTCCACTTCGTTCGCCATCTTGCCGAGGCGATCTGTCAAAGCAACAATTACGGTGTCGTAGGTGGCGATGATGTCCTGCTTGGCAAGGTTGAGCTCATACTGCGCATCGTCGAAGATGTTCTGCACTTCGTTGATGCGCTTAATGCGGATGTAGTTGCCGCCTGTCCTGCAAGGGGCACCGAGCATCTGGATGGCACAGCGGGTCTGCTGCTGGATGCTGATTGCCTTGCCCACCGCAGTGCCCTTTGCCGTCAGCACTGTGTTGTATACCCGCGCAGCGTTTGTCTGCGCGGATGCCTCGACGAGCACCCTGCTTGTCGCCTTGCGGTTGAGCACGGAGGTGCTGGGTGCCTTGGTTTGGAAGAAGCACAGGATAAGGGACTGTGCTGTGTGTGTTGCTGTCTTGGTTGCTTGCTTCATATTGCTATTTACTTTCTGTGTTTTCATATTGCTATTTGTTTGTTGTGTTTGTGTTGTTACGTTGTATTTCATACAGTTAGGCTTCCTCGGCTGGTTTGAAGCTGGTGGGGTAGAACCCATCAAGCTCTTCATTTGCTGCGATTATTCTGGTTAGTTCTGCTGCTGACATGCCATAATACCAGATGTCCTCATCCCAATATCCTGATTCGTGAGGGGCATCATGCGAATCTTTGCTTGGGAGTGTGTCATCTGCTTCGCGGAACAAAAGCTCACACGAATCGCGGTATTCGTCATCACCAAAATAACCTGTTACAGTAAATATCTGGTTCATGTAGTTAAACTCCTTTCAGTTGGTTGGATTGTGGATGCTCATCGAGCGGGATACCCCTACGCTCGGCTGAACGTGCACCGAACTCGCGGATGTCACCCCGCACATTGAGTAGCAGGTTGACGAGCCAGTCGTAGGTTCCCGCATGCACTGCCGCTTTCGGATCACGCACACCTGTCAACGCCGTCGCAAGACAAGCGGTCACAAGGGCGTATTGCTTCTGCGGCGACAGCTTCTTGACTCCTTCAGCACCATTCGCTTTGATGCGCTTGATGTCAGGTATCTGGTCAACGTGTTGCAGGAAACCCATGTAAGCAGTAGCGGCGACATCGCCGACACTGCCACGCAGGATTGCTTGGTAGACTGCGGGGTCAGTCAACCTTGTCGACTCTGCACGGGCTACTGTCTCCCATGTTCGAGGCGTAGGGTGCGGGGCACCATCGTATGGCATCACGATGGGCGGAGCGAATAGATCGCGACCGTCACCTGTCGTAGTGCCGAAGCTCAGGAAGGCAGGCACATAAGACCCTGTGCGCACAAGATCGAGGTGGCTGTCATACCACGTAATCCAGTCGCCGAGGTCTGCTTGGATGCTGACCTTGACGCACCGCTCAGTGAACGGTGCATCTTCCACAGCAGAACGTGTGCCGTGGTGCCTGCTGTTACCTGTCACGACGATAGCAACATTGGAACCCAGTTTGTGGGTGCCGACGTAGCGGGAACCCGTTGCGGGGTATAGCCCACGCAGCAAGGCACGCACCTCGGGGTTGTAGTCTGGTAGCTCGTCGAGGATGAGCAGGATAGGCTCGTCCCCTACTCGATCGTATGTCGGCCAAATGGAGGGCGCGAAGAATGTCATGCCCCCATCTGGTTGCGGGTTGCCGTAGCCGACAACCTCAGTGCCACTGTAGCCACACAGGTTGACGACAGGATATGCCCGTCGCCCTGTGGCAGCAGCGATTTCATTGTAGGCAATGCTTGTCTTGCCGATACCACCTTGCCCCGTGATGAACAGGAACTTACCTGTGTCAAATACGTGCTTCGCCATTCTGACCAGCAGTGCTGGTGTTACTTTATTTACTTCTTTCATATGCTTTTGTTTGCCTCTGCTTGGGCATGTTGCAGAATCCAATCACTGCAAAGATAACCTCATTCATGGGTCAGGTGTTACAGGCACTAGGTAGGTGCTCTACCTAGTGCTTGTGAAATTTAGAAGTTGCAGCGGTAACAGTCTTTGACTACACATCTCGCGGGTTCTAGGTCGGTTGCATCTACTTGTTCAACCATGTGGCGGGGAACAGGTAGCTCGGTGATGTCATCATCTACCTCTACGCAGCTGTCTTCGTCATAGATGCATCCGTTCACGGCAATGACGTATTCAGGCACTGTCCCATCCGTGAGCTTTGCGTGGAGTATTCTGCAATGCGTATCAGGTAGCCGTGTGCGCAGCACCCCACTAGAATCAAGGTAGTGCAAGCTATCTATGTAGGGGAGAGAATCACATGCAAGGGCTCCCGCGTTTACCTTTAGGTTGACATGCTTATACAACAACCCGTAAGCGTTTGCAGTAGGCTCATGGACGCATTTCTCGATGCCGTTCTCCTTGAGGAAAGCAGTCATCGCCTTAACCGCGTTGTTTACGGGAGTGCTGTTCAAGGTATACATGTAAACCCTGTCAAGGTATAATGTGCCCTCTGCCCCTATCCAGACAAGTGCTCGCCCAACAGCGGTTCTCCCCGTGTGGTCGTGCTTCCAGACGCGCAGCATACTGAGTCTGTTATCCGCCTGCAAGTTGTCGTATAGTTCAAAGTAAAACCTTGGCTTCCCTGACATACAAGACGGGAACCATCTGTCTTTGTCCTCATAGTTATACACCTCGCTGATTGTGGTGTCCTCATCGATATACTCAACAGTGTAGGTGGCACCTGCGATGAGGGACTTTATGTCTGCGAGCAGTTTGTTTGACGTCGGCGTATCCAACGGCGGTGCCTCTCTGGTTGCCAAGAACCTGTTAATCGCTACGATTGGTTTAGCGGGGGTAGTGTATAGGCACCTATCTGAATCCGAAACTAGGCTTCGGACTTGGCAGCTAGTTACCCTCAACGCCTTGTTGCTCATATCGAAGGGGCACCGTGAACCCGTTAAGGCATAGAGCGCAAGCAAATCCGTCTTTGCCTGCTCTGTTATGCCGCTTAGGGGTAAGACGACCTTACATACGATTGTGTCGTGCCCCGTTGTCACACCAACTTCTGCAAAAAGCTGGCTACCTAAATCAGGCGAGTGCTCAACGAACGACAACAGCCCTTCTTGTTGGTTGTAGACCATACCATAGGAGCATAAATAGACCCCGCTGAGTTTGTCTTGTATCACCTTCGCAATCAGTGAGCGAACAGCTTCGTTCTCTGAATTGCAGTGGTCTTGTGTCACGATTTGTAATCTTGCTTTCATATTTGTAATTCTTTTGTTGTGTTTGTGTTTACAGTAGGTTGTGTGCATGTGCGAGGTTCTCCAACTCTTGTAGCGTGTATGAACTGCAAGAGAACTCATCCATTACGTGTGCTTTTGCTAAGGCACGCTCAGCTTTCTCGCGGCGAACCCATTGTTGTGCATCCCACTTAACTTCAGTCACTTCTGCGTCGTAGTGTGGCACATACGCCTTGTGGGTAGCACTTTTGGGGCTCTGGTAGCCTTGGTAACTTGGGTAGAGCGGTGTCGGGGTGTGATCCCACACGGCGTTTCCGTAGAGCACCGCAGCATGCCTTGCGATGGTCGTCGCAAGCATGAGTTGCGGTATTGATACCACCTCGCGTGAGGAATGTGCTTCGTAGTAGCCGCTTGACAGGTTGATCATTGAAACCCCGAGCCCGCGCTTTGCGAGGGCACCGATGTCTGTGATACTCCCATGTGCCGTGGTGTGTAGCTTGCAAGCGGGTAACGCAAGCATCGCTTCGACAAACTCATCTGATGCGCACACCATGCCGTTGGTCTTGGCGATGATGTCGTAGGATGTATTGTTGCGGTCGCACTGGATGACGAATGCAGCGTTCTCGAACCATCCCAAGGGCACGGAACCACTACCAACGCACCCGACTTCTTCGTCCCGCACAAATACAGCAGAACAATTCTCCAAGGTGCGCAGCATGGCAATCGCCACATAGATGCCGCACTTGTCGTCACCACCTGTGCCTGTCTGATCCTCGTTGCCGTCATAGGCGTAGAGCACCTCGTCGCGGATATCGAGTGTCATGAAGGGCACATAGTCGTGCACTTGATCCATGTGCGCCACGTAGAACGGGCGTATCGTATTGGGGTTGCCCTTGTGGACAATCATGTTGCCTGCATTGACTACAACGGTGCATTCTTTAGGAAGCAGGTCGCGGATACAATGGATAGCGTGATTGTTGCACGCCTCATTGTTCGAGGGATTCTGAATCATGAACACGCTATGTAGCAGGTCGAGGTCACAGGTGTCGAGTTCGACACCCACAGGAGTCGGTTCGATGTCTGCCACGTCGAAGCGGTAAGGCTGCCACGGCTTGTAAGAAGCCTGCGGTTTGACTACACTAGGTAGAGAGCTACCTAGTGCTTTGACTACTATTGCTTTGCTTACTATTGGTTTGCCTACTGTTACATTCTTCATATTGCTTTTCTTGTTTCTCTTGTTTTTCTTGTTGCTCATATTGTTTTTCTTATCACTTTGTGTTTTGTTTATCACACTACTTCTTCTTCTACTTCAAATCCTGCATGAGCGGGTGCCCTGAGAACTTGTTCGATATCTACGATCACATCCACGGGCTGGGCAACCTGAAGATGGTCGTCACCGGTAATGCCAAAGGCGA